GAGCAGAAGGCGGCCTACAAGAATGAGGGTGACATCCTCAACAAGGTGTCCATTTGGATTCGAGATGCGAACTTGGACACTGATGACCTTACGGGGGATGAGGTGCTCCAGGAGAAGCAGGGGATTCTTGAAGATCTGACGACTCAGATTGAGGACCTTATTAAAGAGCAGACTGTTGTACAGGGACAGCTTCGCGAGAGACATGAAGTCGAGACCCTGAAGCAGACGGCTGAAGAGATGTTGCAGGAAGCCTCTGCTCTTCGCCCCCGACAGATTTATCTTCCCAAGCTCGTCGATGCGTTTGGTCCGAAGGGACTCAAGACGGTTCGCTTGGATATCATCATGCAGCAGCTTGTGAAGATTCTGCCACACTACCTCAATCCCCTCTTCTCTGGTTCTGGTTATAAGGTCAGCGTGGGCAAAAATCTAGAGTTCGAGCTGTCGATGCAGCATGAGGGAAAGAGGATCGTACTTCCAGGTAAGGGGACGAGCGGAGGGGAAGCCAAATCTCTCGATATGGCGAACCTCTTTGCGCTCCGAACGTTGCGAACATCGCATAAGTCCGCTAATATATTGATTGTGGATGAGCCTTACGGAGACTTGGACGCAGGGAAGCGAGGTATCTTGACTGACCTCTTCCAGCAGCTCCGAGCTACTGAGGCTGTTAGTAGCGTGTTCGTAATCACGCATGAATCTGAGGTCTTACAGCACTCCTTTGACAAGGTTTGGACTGTGGTCCGTGAGAACAACGAATCAAAACTGAAAGTGTGAGGCGTAAGCTATGCCTAAAGGGTCAGACCTGTATATGTCCGCTGCGATGTCCGCAGCCATGGTTGAGGGAGATTGCACAGAGTACAACTGTGTGAACTGCAAAGCACCGTGCTGTGGGTTCCATGTTGGCCTCAATGAGCAGGAGTTGAAAAACGGGCACTACCTTGTGACCGAAGCTCCTGGGTATCCTATTCTGGCTCGTACAAAGGAGGGGGCTTGTGTATACCAGAATCCTGATGGGTCTTGTGGTATTTACGCAAGGCGTCCGTGGATTTGTCGAACCTATACCTGTGAGAAGGATACTCGAATTGACGACGTAGCTCGTTTCGAGACAGGACGTCCCAATATCGATACTCTCCTTCCAGATGAAAAGGCATCGGATGGCGAAGACACAAACAAGTGAGGAAATGCCAAAGTGCCGTGTCAAAGCACATGGCTACTGTAAGGGGCAGTGCGATACGTGTATTTCTCATGAAGTAGCTGAAGTCATTGCAATGGTGTCTGCTTCAGACCCGAAGACGGCACAGCTATGTCTTCAAGAATTGGACTTCGGCACGGTCTGGGACAAGATTCCGGAGAACTTGAAAGCTCCTCCTGAAGACCCCTTCTACTGCTCTATTCTTAAGACAGAGGTCGTCGTTCCCTGTTTGCTGAGGAGTTGTCCCTATTGGGTAGATAGGACATCAGCGCAGAATTGTCTCCTGTGCTACTACAAGGAGCAAGAGGGAAACGAGGAGCTATCAACACGGGAGATTGCGGAGGTCTTAGACTACACGGTCACGGAAACGAACAGCCTGTTGGAATCTGCTATCACTGCTCTTAGGCATATGGCAATTGGTCTTCCTGTCGGCAGTCAAGACTTGCAGGCGACCTTCGAGTTCGTTCAGACGGAGTATGTGTGTTGTGTCTGTGAGAGACCTACACCAGAGGACCTGACGGAAGTGCTGAGAATCCCAGAGCTTGGGTTGGCTTACTGTTCTTTGGCTTGTAGAGTACGGAAGAATCCTACAGTGATTCATCTGGAACACAAATTCCATGCGGACATTGCTGACATTTTGACCTGGACGTTGGCCAACTTTGTCAAAGCGAGTGCTATGGAGCAGGCACTGAACATGGATTCCTGTGCGATTCAGCAGCTTATCCGCCAATTCCTTGGGAAAAACGCCTTATCCGCCTTCCCTGGAGAGAAGCTCCCTGAAGCTATTCAGCCCTTCGAGGCGCTCTTCTCTTTCAACAAACTGGTTTAAAAAGCAAAGGTTATCTTTAGATGAAGTTCTTGACGCACAGAAAAAGGGTTGGTTTACGATGAGCCAAGATATGTTTCAAAAATTCCAAGAGCGAAAAGCTGCTGCTGGGCGTCCAAGGGGCGATCTCTACCTCGCAGACATTCAGCCCATGGACTCCAAGAATGCCGCGCGCATCCTGCTCGGGTATCATTCGTCTTTGAAAGAGCCGACTATGGATGAAGTTCAAGCATTCGTGGTTCAGCGCTTCAAGGGTAAGGTCGAGCCTGTTTCGCGCAGTGCTGCTCGACATCCTGATGTCAATGGGTTCAGCTTGGTCGTCAAGTCTTTCACGCCTCGTCGACCGATTGGCGATGCTGATGGCATGACGCGAGTCACTGGTTCAATCTACACAGACAAAGAGAACGTGTTCTGGGATGTGGACACCGACGAGAACGGCACGACTTTCCTGGCTCGCAGGCAAGAAGCTACTCTCATGGACATCCTGAACGAGCATCGCGCACCGTCCAGCCTCAAGAATGCCAGCTTCGCCAAGACCCAAATCTCGGCTGCGGTTGTGTATGCTGGAGATACGGTCAAAGGCTACGCGAATGGTCGTCTGTACGTCGGAACGGTCACCGACGTTCGTGGAACGGACATCATCGTTCAGCCGAAGCAGGGGGAAGCTCTCAAAGCTTCTCTGACTGAGATTATCTCGGTTGAAGAGCGAACCGCTGAGCTGGACAATGCGACGAAGCAGAAGCTGTACGAGTACTACACTCAAGCCTACGGCAGCGAAGAGTACGCTCGTAAGCTCGTATACGGACCGTAATAGCTGGTGCTGAAAGCACCTGGGAGAATGGTGCTATGACCTCCTGTCCTGTCTGCCTGAACAAGGATGCAGAGACGCTTGAAGCGATCAAATCCGCCTACCTGGATGAAGGTGCATCTGCGGAGGAGATATCGAGCGAGTTCAGCATTCCCTACGACCTCATCATGGAGCATCTCTCCAAGTGTATCACCTCTGGCGAGAACAAGATCGATGGTATGAATGATCGGTCTGAGGACCTCCAGGAAGTATACAGGAAAGTCAAAGAAGCGCTAGATGAGGCGCATATCACCTACATGGCAGACTCCAAGGGCAGTAATGCCCAAGGGTATTCTCAAATTCTGATGCAGTTTCGTGGACTTGTTCAAGACATCCATCAGCTCGACAGTCCAGAGAAGCTCGCCAGTGAGCTAGCGAATGACGTGGTTGGACCTCTTGTCTCCCGTGTCATCACTACGGTAACTGAAGAGCTGCATCGTCTCCGGGAAGACCTGACTCCTAAAGTTGGAGCGGAGCACTCCAAGGCGGTCAGCAATGCCTCCAGCGACATGCTGAAGCGTATTGGTTCTAGGCTCACCATGGACCAACAAGAAGCTGTAATCAAGATTCAGAAGCGCTTCAATGTCGTCGGGGATGACGAAGGTTCCAAGAAGAAAAAGCCCTACAAGAGTGACGCTGCTCTACACTAACGAATCCACTGAAACCTTCCTCGGTTACTTGTAGGAGAGGGAATGCCCTCTTTTTAGTGGACAACTATGCCTAAAGTAAAACCTACCATTTTAGAGGACCCTACTGCGGTTCCGTCTCTGGACTTGCCAGATCCGGAAGCAATGGTCCAACAAGCTATAGACGCTGACCTTGACGCTAGCGTCTTTTCCATTGACGAATCGGGTATTGAGTGGTGCCCTAACATTGTTGAATGGGTCACTGAGCCCAAATTCCTGTCAGCAGAGAACCCTCCCTTCCCAAAGCAGATGCAATGGATGCTTCAGCTTTTCGAGGACTACTGCCCTCATTGTAGTGATTACGACTACATACAGGACGTCCCTGCCGGGTCCTCTTTCGATGAGCTGTTGGATAGGGTTCAACCGCTGGAATTCGGCGTATGCCCTAAGTGCAGAAAGAACAAGCTCCAATTCGAGAAAGAGGGGCTGTTTCACTTCCCGAATGAAGTCAACGTGTGCGCTGGGATGCGCTCTGGTAAAACAGCATGCGCTGGGATGATTACCAGCTATCATATTCACAAGTTCTTGCAGCTTCCAACTCCTGCGAAGACCTTTGGTCTCTTGACGGCGAAGCAGACGCTGTATGGCACTTTCACTGCGACTACTGCGGGTCAAGCTGAGCAAACGCTGTGGAAAGCCTTCAAGGATTTGCAGGACGGCTCCGCTTGGTACCAAGAGTACATCAGCTTCATGGAGGACAAAGCAGCTCGTCTCGGTACGGAGCTGTACCGTGAAGGTGATACCTTCGTCTACTTCATCGGGAAGCGCATCTATCTCACCTACGCTCCTGCTGACATGAAGAAGCTTCGTGGTCGCACGAGGTTGATTGCTGGGGTCGATGAGATTGGCTTCATGGATGACAACCCACAGCGCGTCACGGCGAACGCGGATGAGACATACGAAGCTCTAATCAAGTCTCTACGTACTGTTCGCTCAGGAGCGGAAGAGCAGCGGCGTCGTGGGAACTTCAACATTCCAGACGGTCTCATGATCAATATCTCATCGCCATGCTCCGCTTCGGACAAGATCATGCGTCTGGTGGAAGAGTCCATCAGAGACCCGCGAAGAGTTTGGGATCATGTCTCCACGTGGGAAGCCAACCCCACAATCAAAGAAGAAGACCTCGCTTCTGAGAAGCGTGCGAACTACGTCACGTACCTGCGAGACTACGGTGCTATCCCTCCGATGGCGCATAACCCCTTCATCTCCTCAGAACAGTCAGTCTTGAAGCTCGCGGACAACACCATCGTTGGTCCAGGGACGATGCAGTATGAGACGCAGAAGGATGACACCAGTGACGGCTACTACGTTACTGGAAGGCTCGTGAGTTGTATCCGAGATAAGAACACGCCTCGGATTCTCACGATGGACGCGGGAGAGTCCTACTGCTCTTTCTCTGGTACGCTTTGCCATTACGAGAAGGATGTCGACCGCGCCATCTGTGACCTCATCTTTGAGATCATCCCCCGAGATGATGACCTGACAGGAAAGTGGCCTGTGCACTTCCCTTCTGTCTACGAGAATATCATCGAACGGTTCTGCGAAGATCTGAAGATCATACACGTAGTTACAGACCGCTGGAATTCGACTCAGATTATCCAGTCTCTTCGGATGCACACACTCAAGAGGCGTGCTGTAGAGGCTGAGAAGTACACCCTGAAGTGGGCGGACTTCGTGAACTTCCGCGCTCACGTCATGCAGAGCAACTGGCGTTTCCCCTATCCTGAGATGGAGATTCTGGAGAAACCGAAAGTTGTAGATTCGATTGCTGCTCGACGCCGGAAGAGACTGAATCTTGAAGATGCTTCAGAGACACAACGTATCGCTGAGGCTCTTAAAGACCTTCCTCTTGGTAATCCTGATGCGCTACAGAAGGTTCCCAACGCACACCTGCTACGTCAAATTTTGACAGTCAAAGAAGTAGGTAGGAAGGTGTTGAAGCCCTCTAATGACCAAGATGACATTTTCAGGTGTCTCTGCTTGGCTGACCGCTACATCTTCGCGAACAGAGAGATGTACGAATACTCAGGAACAGCAGGACAAAAGAATCTTCATCAGGGACCAAGTGCTATTGCAACTGTGAAACGTGCAGGCAGTCGAGGCGTCTACAGTCGGAAGAATTCTGACCGTGTAGTCGTTCGGAATGCTCGTCAAACTAATTCTAGTAGAAGACAAGGCGTCCGAAAAGTCAACAACCCAAATTTCTTTCCCAACAGGTAGGTAAGAGCAATGACGGCTACAAGCTTTGATACCCTCTTTAATCAGGTTGCTGCGGAGCAAGGCGTATCTGCTCTCTACAAGGGTCATGCGAGAAGCGCACTACGGTACGCAAACTTTGACCTCACCAACATCGATAACACAGAGCTGGCGAAGAAGATCATCTGCACGGCAGTGACCAAAGCGGCTGAAGCTGACGAAGGTGAGAAGGAAAAGACCGCTTCCACTTTCATGGTACCGATGTCTTTGAACAAAGAGGACCACGACGCTCAATGCCCACGATGCAAGAGCGCGACCCCGATGCAAAATATCGAGTTACTTAACAACGTAAAGGCTCGTTATTGTGCTCAGTGTCGGCTGACTGATATCGCGTAAACATTGAGCTTTAAGTAGGTACCAATGTTCAGTATAGCTAGGTCTCGTCGTCGTGCTCGACAACACAGCGTTCGGACTGCGTCTGCGCAGCCCGGTCCACAGGATGTAAGACAGGCTTTCTTCCAGCATCTGTCTGACCAGGCAAAACACAAGACGGCTTCCCATTCGAGGACAGCGACGTCTCCTGGTAGGACGTATTACAACCCGACGTATGATGACCTGACGCTGGACACTCTCACTTCTCGTTTCATTCCAAACGATTACAGGAAGCAGAACGAGCTTTGGCGGAAAATCTACGTAGAGGATGCTACGGCAGGACCCGCTGTCGACCTCTACAAGGATATGCCATGGTCTGACTTCGGTCTCCTTGGAGTCAAAGACCCCAAGATTCTCCAAATCTACGAAGACTGCCTCGAAGCCATCCAGCTCGAATCGCAGCTTCCTTTCATTTCACTCGATTTTCTCATGTTGGGTCGGTTCATCCCTCACTTCCTCTTCGACTCCTCGAAGGGGTACTGGTCTCGGATGATTCTCCATGACCCAGACTATATCAAGATCAGCCCCATCCCTATCCCAGGGTTGGCTCCGAAGCTCGACCTCGTGCCTACAGACGCGATGAAACAGTTCGCACGGAGCAAGGACCCCAGAGACATCGCGGCTAAGCAGCAGCTCTCTCAGGACCTCTTGGCCTATCTCCTTAAAGGACAGGAGATTCCTCTCGACCCGCGCAACACCTCCTACATTGCTAGAAGGTCCTCAGCGACGGACTCTGTAGGGACCTCCATCTACACAAGGATCCTCGATATCATCGCCTACCAGAAGGGTCTCATTCAAGGGTCTCAGGCTGCTGTGCGTCGTCGCCTTGGAGCAGTACGGACCGTCACGGTAGGAAACGAGGATTGGGAACCAACAGTAGGCGAGATCAACGAAGCCGTTGAAGCTCTTCTGGCTGCCGAAGAGGACCCTGTAGGAGCTGTCGTAGGTGTCCGACAGGGTATCGAGTTCAGTGAAGCTGGTGGTGGTTCGGCTCAGGATATCTTAAAAATCAGTGATGAGTGGCAATTTATCACCGAAGCGAAGATGCAAGCTCTTGGAATCAATGAGTCATTTTTGAGTGGTGACGCCACCTATTCATGTCTGACCGGAGACACCCTTGTTCCAACGAAGGAACAGGGGATTGTACGTCTAGACGAGTTGCTCAAAGAAAAGAACCCAGACGAAAAGACTCCCCGTCCTTTGAGCGTTACAGTAGACTCTCGTTTTGGACTGGCTAGTACAAAAGTTTGGCTCTACAACGGGAAAGCTCCAACATACCGCATTCTTACAGAAAGTGGTAATGAACTGACAGGTACTCCAACGCATCCCCTGTTGGTACTGCGAGGAGTCGACCTAGACTTCGTAGAGCTGAGAGATCTTCAAGAAGGAGACCTCCTCTGTATCAGCACAAATAAGGTGGTGAGAGAGACCACATTGGAATTCTCTCTCAGTGATGCCTGTAAGAAGACTGAGGACTCTTTTGTCACGTGTGCTGAGTGTGGAAAAACATACAAGAGTCTTGGGTCGCATATCCTCGCTCATGGTTTGGATACAAAAGGCTACTTGACGAAGCATCCTGGAGCATCTCTGACTAGTGCCTCTGCGCGGCAAAATATTGCCAATGGAGCAACCAAAGAGGTCCAGAAGCCACGCGCCATGACGCCAATGCTCGCCTATGTGTTGGGCAGTCTGACGGCTGAAGGGTGGCGTGATAAGTACTCCTTCTGGTTCTCCAACTCTGATCTCTCTTTCCTGGATAAAGTAGAGGGTTTTGTCGCTGAGGTGTTCGGGCTGACAGGAACCAGGCACCTTATGCTTGAAGAGGGTACCCCTCAAAGTATCAATGGTGTCGAGACAGTATGCCATAAGAACGTCTACGCCACTAAATTTGATAGCCTTCCTGTATGCTGCTGGTTGAATGAACTAGGATTCACGGAGAAGAAGTCTCTCGAAAAAGAGGTTCCGTGGTCTATTCTTCAAGCAGACGCGTCTTCTCAGAATGCCTTCTTGGCAGCTTTCTTGGAAGGAGATGGGTCTGTTAGAGAGAACAGAGAGCAGGCTACCTTCCTGAGTGGAAGTCCAGAACTTCTTCGCGGCATTCAAGCGGTGCTCAATGCGCATGGCTATGCTTCAGCTCGTCGGAATGGTCGACGGCTGACCTTGGACCGTCATGATAGCCTTGAACTCTACAAGAATCTCAAGCCGTATGTTCTCACGAAAAGCATCGTGCAGGGAAGGAAGCTAAAGTCTAGGAATCGTTTTGGAATTCCTATTGAGCCCTTGCAAGAATTCTTGAAAGCCCGTCAAACAAAGACCAACAGACACGGGAGCTTCTACAAGAATGACTCGGGTGAGGAAGTCTGCATCAGTTGGCATAAACTAGGGACGCATCCTCTTCGTGATGAGAAGCGCCTGTTGTATGACCGTGATGACCGTGGCGATTACACGAGTCTGCTGACAGCGCTCCACAAAATTAGCCCAAGTTTCACTGCGAAGTTGAAGGCTCTTTTTGTACTACGATATCGATTCACTCCTGTTACTTCCATTGACGAGGCTGGAGAACACGCTGTGTACGACCTCTCTATGGAGGACCGAGAGAATCGTTCCTTTGTAGCAAATGGTCTACTTTCCAGTAATACAATGGAGACCCTGTTGTCAGTTTTCCTGGAAAGGGTACGGGCACACCGGGAGTTCATCACCAGATTCTTCATCGAAGACAAGATCCTTAAGCCAATCGCTGAGATCAACAACTTCCGACGCATCCCCGAGAAGAAGCTCGCGCACCGCTACCGTATCGCCGACTCGACGACGAACGAAGAGTGGATGATCCCTACGGTTCAGTTCTCCAAGAATCTCCGTCCTGTAGCCGACCGTGAGTATCTAGAAATTCTGGAGATGGCGCAAGAGCGCGGTCTCCCTGTCACTCTGAAGACGTGGGCTACCTTTGCGGGGTTCGACCTTCAAGATGAGCTGGAGCGTCTTCCGGAAGACTTGGCGCTTCGTCGGTCTCTACGAGAATACCAAGCGGCGACGGACCCAGACTACGCGGACAAGATCCAGAACATCACTCAAGAGTCTGGTCTGGTTGTGCCCCTGAGAGTTTGGGCCAACTCGATTGGTTTGGATATCGATGAGCTGGCTTTGGCTATGGAAGATGATGTAGCACTGCGGAGGAAGTTCCGTCAGTGGGCTCTACAAGCATCTCCTGAAATGCCAGATAAGATTCGTGACGCTATAGAGCAGGGCGTCCCCGTTCCAATCGCGGAGGTTTCCTCTGCCTACGGGTTGAACCTCGACAAGCTTCTTGAAGTCAAGGATGACGATGTTGCTCTCCGTGTAGAGATCAAGAAGTGGCTGACGGCTGTGAGTCCGGAAGCACGCGACTTCCTGGAGATGGCTCAAGACAAGGGTATCCCTGTCAACCTAGAGATGTGGGCCAAGGTCCTGGGTCTCGACCTCGCACAGCTCCGAACAGAAGCGCCTGAAGATATTCAACTCCGTCAAGAGCTGACACCTTGGCGCAATGCCGCTGAAGGTGAATTCGAGGGAGAAGAAGGAGGAGAAGAGGAAGGCGACTTCGGGGAGCTTCCTGGCTTCGGTGGTGCAGAAGAGGGTGAAGAAGAAGGCGGCATGCCTCCAGAGTTGGGTCTTCCTGAGATTCCGGAAGAGCTGCCTGGAGAGGGTGAAGAGCCCCATGTTCTGGAAGTCGAGAAAGAAGACCTACCAGAATTGATCGATAAGGTCAAGGAAACGCATCCAGACGCTGAGATCCCCGAGCTGCCTCCAGAGGTGAAGGATGAGCTGGAAGAAGGGGAAAAGGTTCCTGGAGCTGAGGGAGCTGAGGGAGCTGAGGAAGAGATTCTTGAAGAGGAGCTGCCTCCTCCGACGCCGAAGAAGCGTCCTGTCCGCAAGCTCACTCCTGAACAAGAGGAGAAGCTCACAAAGTCCATCCGAGACGTTCTGATGGAGGCGTTGAAGACGCACAAGAAGGCGGCTGATACGGCACAAGCAGCGACGAAGTTCTACAAGAATGGCTACTTCTCTCTCGCTGATACCATCTATAAGAAAGGTGTCACGGCGACGTCGGAAGATGTTCCTGTAGATCTCGGCTACCTCCTGGATGGAATTCTTCCGGATGATGTCATACCTCCACAGGGATACTTGAAGTCTGACGTCTTGGAGTATAAGACGGTCGACATTCCTATGGATGAGTGGCAGAACCTCATTGACAAGCTGAACCAGACGCAGGCTCGCCAGTCTGGTTCGTGGGGGAAGTCTCTCGCGGAGTTCTTGAGGACCAAGAGTCCCTTCCCGACACATCCGCAGAACGCGCTGACTTGTGTCTCCCGTGTACGCATCTTTGTGTCGCATAAAACCAAGTATGTTCGGATAGTTCCTGAGCTGTCCTCTGATAGGCCGGATTTCTACACATGCACGTACTACAATGTTGTGCGGTTGAAGCGTCCGGATGAGATTGACCCCAAGAAGCTCCTCTTGACGGACCTGGAGCGCTCCTTCCAGATGCAGTTGCTTCTGGCTGATCCTCCGAAAGAAGAGGTCCCTCTTCCGGACGTGGTTCCGGTGGAGACTCCTGCTGCTCCTCCGCAGCCTCCTCAAGTGGTCAACATTAACATCCCTGAAGGAACGTCGGAGCAGGTTGTTCAGATCATGCGCAGCCTTCCCATTTGGAGTCGGGACAAAAAGTTCGTCGACCTCCGTCAGAGAGAAGCCGAAGTCCTCGTCAAAAAGGTGTTGAACGCCAGGGGTATTGGTCGTCAGGGACGCTATGCCATGCAGATGGGATTGCTCAATCCCAAGAAGAAGCAGCTTGCACAGTACATTCTGGCGAGACTGGGACTCATTAAGGACGTCTCATTGGAGCCGGATGTTGCTGCTGACATCGTGAACCATCTGACCAAGAGGGTTCCACAGGCTGCAAATCCAGAGCAGGTCAACGAATTGTTCATGATGGCGTCCATGAAGACTGATGATAATCAGCCGAGACGGGCAGCTCCTGAACAAAACACTCGGAATTGGCCCATGGCTTCCAGCCAACTTTTGACCGGGCACATCCCAAAATCCAAATAAATAATAAGTACCTTTCAAAACTTAGGTTATATTGACCTAGAGAGGTGCAAAATGCCTATTCTAAAAGTGGGCGAGTCTGAAGCTGCCTCCAATATTTTTGAGGGGCATGGTCTCGACGTCAGAGCTGACGGCGAAGGGAACACCCGACTTGCGTCTCCGCTTCAGCAACGACCTCTGATCGACATTTCGTGGCTTCCGTTGGCGTCTCCCGCCTACAAGATTAGCCCGCACATCGCGGACTATGTCTTCGTGGAGATCCCGATTGTCACAGCAGATGTACCGAACAGAAACCTGGATTGTTTCCCGCTGGCTGAGCTTCTTCGCTTCGACGTGCAGTCCGGTAAGCCTGTGTTTGGAAGCTTCATTGGAAAGCCCACACACGCAGACCATGACAACAAGGACCCATTGAAGGCGAAAGGTGTTATCTTTGACGCGTACATGACCCCGATGGAGATTCGTGGTCATCGCTATGTAAAGGTAAGGATTCTAGCTGGGTGGGACCGGACGAAAGACACTGCTCTCGTCCAGAAGATCCTCAAGCGCGACCGGGTAGCTCATAGCATGGGAGCTTGGGTGGATTACACTCAGTGTTCCTACTGTGGAGCGATTGCGAAAAGCGGGCAGATTACATGCCATCCCAAGGGTCAAATCATCGGAGGTATTCTGGTGTATGAGACTTGCGGAGGGGTGTGTTTCATCGAATCATCTAGTGTCGGCGACCCCGCTGACTTTGACGCTGTGGACAGTGGAGTCAAAAATCCTCCACATTCCGAAGCAGCTTAAATTTAACTAGGTTACTTGGAAGTGATGTAGGTTAGTTATCTTTGTATAAAGGTGACTATGAAAGGAGTTCACAGTGACTGAGACCCGAGCAGCCTTACGAGAAAAGCGGAAGGAAAGGATGGCTCAGTACGCACAGGAAGATGAGTCAACTCAAGTTGAGGCGAATGCCGATGCTGACGAGACCACCCCTGAGCCCGCCCCGAAAGAGGCGGTAGCTGAGACGGTGGAAGCGGAAGCCGCTACCGAGACGACTCCTGAACCTGAAGCTACTGAAGTCGACGCTTCTGCGGATTCTCCAGAGGGCACGACTCCAACAACCGAAGGTGGGCAGTCTTACGAAGAAACCGCACCCGCTCCGGAAACCGAGTCTGCCGGTCAGCAGCTTATCGCTGAGGTAACAGCATGGGACAATCTCCCGGCTGACGCTTCCGTCGATATGGTGTTGTTCCAATACGACGAGGAAAACCCGAGCTGGTCCGTGTTCGCCGCAGGCCAACCGCTCGCCGAGGTCCGTCTATCGGATCAACCAAATCCCGCTGACATCCGTGCATTGTTTCTGAGTCAAGGCTATGCCGAAACCGTCAAGAAGGCGTGTGCACAGGATGGATTGCAGAAGACCCTGGAAGGGATCTCTGCTCGCCCCTACGCCGTTGCCATGGAGCGCTCTGATGTTGTAGCGCAGCTCCGTGAAACGATGGAAGCCGAGCAAGCCGATTCTCTCCGGGAAAAGCAGGCAGAAGCCGCTCAAGATCTCATGAGCGCGCTTGGTCTCGTCTTGACCGCCATGCAGAAGGGCGTGCTCGTGAGCAACCCTCTGAAGACCGCTCTGTACGAAGCACTGGCCAACGTAGGTGTGGCAGCTCCCGTACCGACAGTCGAGGCTGTTTTCGACGAAACCGGTCCCGCTTTCTTCGAGACCGCAATCAATCAAGCTCGCGAGTGGGCGTCCTACAGTCCGGAAGCGTACCATCAGATTGAGGCTTCGGTCAACAAAGCTGAGAAGTACACTCCGTCTGAGGTCGTCAGTGCACCGAATTCTCCTCAGTTGGCACAGCAGGCAGCATTCCCTGAGTTGCCCGCGAACGTTCCGCTGGAGACGAAGACGGCTGGTCAGGAAACAATGGATCGAAAAGCCGCGCTGCGACAGCGCTTGGCACTTAAGTAAGGGAAGGAATAAATCATGTACGATCGAAATTTCTCAGACCTGGAAGCTCCTCGGGAGTTCCCCCTCGCTGCTGGCGCGAACGTCGCAGAAGAGGGCCAGCTCTTTGTTTTTGTGGATGACGGTGCTGGTGGCTCCGCAGTACAGCCTTCGGCTGGTGCTGCCGGTGAGCGCCTCGCTGGATTCTCGTCCACGGACGCTTTCCTCCACGTAACGCGCTCCCTCGTTGAGGATGCGACTGTTCCGGCTGCGGCTCCTTTGACCGTGCAGCTTGAGAACACGAACCTCGTCGGCGCAGCGGGCACGGACATTCGTGTGTGGGACGTCACCCAGGCTATCAACCTCGTCTTCAACGTGGCTGTTGGTGTTGGTCAGTTCAACGTGAACTACGCGACTGGCGTTCTCACCTTCAACGCGAACGAGGCTTCGGATGTCTTGGAGATCACCTACAGGTACAACCTGACGGTAAACGAGGCTCTGACGCGCTACCAGGACGCTGGCGTGCACCGCTATGCCCAGCAGTTCTTTGCGCAGCTCGCCGTTGTCGGTGGTCACGGGATCATCTACACCAACCAGTACGATGCCGCGCAAGCGTGGGCTATCGGCGACCAGGTTTTCTCTGGTGCGGCTGGTCAGCTCGTCGGTGCCGGTCCCGGTACGCTGGTTGGAGTCGTTCACGCGACTCCGGAAGTTGGTCAGACTGACTCGGATCGTCCCGGCATGCTGGGCGTTCGCTTCGAGATTCAGCCCGTCTAACCTCTGACCTCGCTCTCTTCCTTCTTCTTTCCACACATTCTCTCGTCAAAACCACCAATAGGGATACGTCTGTCTGATTCTTGTAGACAGAGGGTCTTCCTCTTTTGGGGTTATTTTGTAACAACCTCCTACTTTTCACTTTTAAAACTAAGGGTTGAAAAGAGTAGGTTATATGCAAAGTGGAAGGTGAAAATGAGTGCTGTAGAGAAAAGCCTTCATATTCGTCTTTTTGAGGCGAATGACTATCCAGTGCGGTTAGCCGCTTTGGAAGACGCCGCCGTCAGTCTTATGGAAGCCGGTTTTACGGATCAAGCACGCAGCGTTATGGAAGTGTACGCTGACTTCATGGACTATGTGCTGGACAATGGTCTCGACATTCTGTTGGCAGAGGGAATTGATAACCTTAAAGAAGCTGTCAGCGACCGAATGCAGACCAAACTTCGCTTCAAGAAATTGAAGATGAAGCACAAGACAACCAAGAAGAAGTGGCTGTGTTGTAAGAAGCCGCGACTGAAGAAGCAGCGTGCATCTGGCAAACGGGTTTGGATGTCCACCTGTCGCTATCGAGACTTGAGAAGTAGGCGCATCAGAGTCATGAACATGATGCTTGGCAAGGATACTTCAAAAAAGCCGAAGTTCGTCACAGTGCAAGGGAAAAAGATGCGCTGGTGTACCGGACAGAACGCGAAGTAACTGCGAAGCTGACTCTGTGCAGTTTCCATAAAGGACAACGGAAAAGGTAACCAAAATGACTATGATGATTGCAGGAACGGACGTTCCGGCTGTTGAGGGCCTTGCTCGCCCCGATGGCAACAAGATCTTCGCGAACATGGGCGACCACTTCGAGATCAACGCCAATGACAAGAAGGGTCTCATGCAGCAGATCGGCTATCTGCTCAACAACTACGGCAACGGCAAGCTCGCTGAGTCGCGTGTTTCCGGTCGTGAGAAGGCAGCTCAGGTTGCAGAGCGCAATCAGGCTCTCGCTGAGGCGTACCAGGATCGCACTGGTAACGACTTCGAGCTTATCGGTGAGGTCGTAACTGACCAGATCATCGAGACCTCGGAACGTCAGGGTTTCGCTCGCACCATTCTCGGCGTTCGACCGCTGGGTAAGGGCGAAGACGCCAAGATCCCCGTGCGCAAGCGCGACGTGGTTGCGTTCATGGCTACCGTGGACAGCAAAATCACCACGCAGGAAATCCGACAGGCGTATCTCTACCCACCGCTCTTCTCCGTTGACGCATACATCGTCATCGAAGAAGGTGACATCCAGGGTGCACCGTTCGATCTCCTCGACGCGAAGTACCAGGACGGACTCATCGCGATGATGGTTCGTGAAGACCGCATCCTCCGCGACCTCATGCTCGCAGCGGCTCCGCTCTTCAACGACCGCGTTTTCTTCGGCAACTTCAACCCGGCGTCACTGGCTCAGATGCAGACTCAGGTCTCGTCCTGGGGTGCCCCGGCTGCGAACCTGTTGATTGCCTATGATCTCTGGCAGGACATCATCAGCAACAACGACTTCGTGAACTGGTTCGATCCAGTCCACCAGCACGAGCTGATCCTCGAAGGTCGCCTCGGTACGCTCCTCGGTATGCAGGTCCTCACGGACGGCTTCCGTTACGAGCAGCTCCGAGTTCTGGAGCAGGGCGAAGCTTTCGTGACCGCGCCTCCTGGAAACCTCGGCGTGATCCTTGAGCAGACTCCTCCGGAAGCCAAGGCTATCGACCTCGCGGTCGTCGGTCAGGCAGCCCGTGGTTGGTTCATCCACTCGGGTGAAGGCATGATCATCGGCAACGCCCGAGCAGTGTGCTTCGGACAGCGCGTCTAATCCCTTTCTGTCCTCCTCGTCTTTCTTCTCCAATACTCTACTACATATTTGTTTTCGCTCTCTCTTTCGAGGGAGAGCGGTGTCTTCTACCTACACCAGAGGTGGTAGCTAAAGTTGCTGCTACCAATGGTGTGAGGTTATCTGTATGTGTATCCGTAGCGTTAAATGGAGCAAGTCATGCCTGAAGATACAAAACTGAAAACCTGTTCAAACTGTGCTGTTTGGGGTACTGAGTACCGTCTCGCCAATCGCACCACAAGCTGTGCGGGTCTTGGGTTCGATTCCAATGATACCTGTGACAAATGGACCGCTCCCTTCCAGGCTCTTGTCCGTGTACGGGAACCTTCTCTAGCTCAGATCCTACAAGAAAAGGATCTCCGTGATCCCTGGAAAGAGCTTCGGACAAAGCTCGCTTCAACGACGGCTTACTACAACAAAGAAGACGGCTACTACTATTACTTCTTCGAGGGACAGAACTCACTACAAGAAGCTGAAAAGTTCGCTGCTACACTCTCAGCGGACCACTACGTCCAGAAGAGTCAGGGTAGGATCATGCCACTTCGCTTCGAGAACATGGAGGAAGAGGACAAAGGTCGCTTCCAGCAACTCGCCAAGGTAGCCAAAGCAGAGTAACACATGACCACCTACGAATTAGGCGTGTCTGCGACCTATCATGAGACGGGGGATATCGTGCTCGTCACGACCTATATCCTCGACCCTACGATGGGACCAGAAGGCACGTATAGGCCACAATTGGTCAAAGCAGGAACGTGTACTCTCCTCTCTGGGGACACTCCCATAGACTGCCCTGTTGAGTTCGATTGGAGAAGCGGAACGAGTGAAGGCAGCTTCCAGATTTTCTTCATCCATCCGTCCAGCCTTCACCACCTGATGGTTCGTTTGTCGCTGCTCGTTATCGACGGTACAAACGAAGACACATACGAGACAGAAACACACGTCATACGTGTTGAAGCTGAGGACTTGGGTCTCGCAGCCCAGCCTATGGAAAATGAGGTATACTGATGGTTCTCCATAGTAAGGAAGCTTCTGATATCGATGTACAGAGTCTCACTGAGGTTCTGGCGCGTAAGGGGTTTCAACCAACAGAAATTCGTGCACATCTGGAGAGCTTCAAGCTTCCAGTTCCTGATTTGACCAAGGTTGCTGCTTTCCAGATGACTGCTCAAGCTGCTGAAAAAGAGATTGAGCCTGCTATCAGGGAAGCTGCCCAGCGTCTTGGTAAGAATCCTTCTGTAGACGAAGAGTCGTGGCTGCTCATGGAAGCAGCTCGTTCTATTGGGGATGAGCTGATTTCTGACACGATTCTTGAAGCGGGTACCTCTCCAGCCCCAGACACTCCTCCCAAGGGTATCAATCCGAAGGCGATGGGGGTTTGGAAGAAGCTCTTCAAGGAACACGGTAAGGAGATTACAGACGCAAAACCAGCGAAACAATGGGGAGTTGCTGTAGCCATCTTCAAGAATCTGGCGAAAGCTGACGGCTACGAGCCCTTCGTCGAGAAAGCCGCGTGGACTCTCGATTCGATGTCTCTGGAAGAGAAAGCCCAGACCATCAGTACTCTGACGGCTCTCGCTGAGAACCTGGAGATGTTGGGGCTGGAGGACCTGGCGTCTGATGTCGACGCTGTGACTGCTTCCTTTGAGGAGAACATGACTTCAGAGGAGAGGCGTCTTGCGATGGCGACTGAGAACGTGCGCATCTCTTCTATGCTGCGGGATGTACAGGTCATGCCCTTCGAGAACTTCGCCATGATCGTCGCTCAGAGTCTGGACTCTATCAAAAGCCGAGACTTCACCCGACTCTTCAAGAAAGCCTCCAAACTTCTTCGAGAGGGAGGGAACGGCTATCTTCATGGCGTCAAGCAGGTCTACAGCCTCTTCGCTGACGTCTTCACAGAGGACAAAAAACTCTTCTCTCAGGCCCCTCCAGAGGCTCTTGAAGCGGAGTTGTTCCCTGTATCCTTGGGCTACGTCCATGACGCCATCATGGCGATGGTGGACAGCGTAGGGGGAGATGACTTCTACGAGCCAGAAGAGAACATCCCTCCAATCAATCGAAGGAAGCTCAAGAACTATCTGCAAAGCCCCTACGTGGAAGGTGAGATACACAAGGTGTTGTCTCGTAGTCCCTTGTGGCGACAGCAGTTTGGACTGTAGAGGCGTATCATGCTGACTGTTCCCAGGAACGAATCTTACTTGTTCGTCGCTACCCAGATTCTGGATAAGTCGGCGCTCCCTCCTGTACCGGCTGAGCCTGACTTGCCCCCTTTGGGTCTCATCTATAGAGATGTCAATGGTGCTCCGGTGCCTGCAACAGAGATCGCTGGAGGATCCGTCACCTTCGTTCAACAAGCCACTTCTACCGGCTTCTACGGCATAGGTCTCCCTATCAGTGCTACGACTCCGCTTGGACGATACTGGATGCGCGTGACGTTCGATGTTGGTGGAAGCCCCCAAGCTGAACTAATTCAGTTTGAGGTGGTGGAACCGGGGAACTCTCTTCTTGTAGCGCTCGCCGCTATCGGCTAGACCTACTCTTCTCGCAGACGCTCTTCAATAATCTTCTTGTCGGAACGTCGTCTGGCGTGAGAAAGCGCTCGTTTAGCGTGTCTTCTAGCTACATGCCAGTGGTGGACGTCCTCTTCATGAGCGACGGCTTTGACGCGTCCGCACCGCTCTTCTGCCCACTTCAGCGATTTTCGATGACGTTTCATACTTCTTGTAGTTAAGTAGCCTCTGTAATTACGAGGACTAACAGCAATAGAGCCCTTCTCTAGGTTATCTTTTGGCAGTATGAGCTGTTGTGGACAGAAGACGTCTGGAAATACTCGCGCTATTCAAGCCCTGATGGACAAAGCCCTGGAGCTTGAGGAAGCTGGGAGAGAAGCTGAATCCACCTTGATTCTTGAGAGTTTGGCCGACTATTTTGAGACGGTCCAACAGCGCAAGAAAAAGAAGAAGTAGGAACACATGCTTGTCCCGATTGAGATACTCTTCCCGATTAATATCGTAGCCAACTCGTCACACACGTTCACTCTTGAAGACAACGTGTCTGACTTCCCGCTGTTCGATCCGATCCTCATGTACTACAATGTGAGTGCTGAGGAAACACACTACAAGATTACCCGCGCCCTCACTGTTGGGAACAGTTCAAATCCACTGATGTCGGGAACTTACTCCAAGGACCTTGTAGACCTCACAGTAGCAGCGGACATGGTTCTACGGTTTGAGCCTGAGCATCGCATGTTGACCCAGCGTGGTGTCTACCCAGAAATCGTCCATACTGTGGAAATTACGAACAATTCAACAACGGTTGACATCATAGTCTACGCCATCCTCACCGGGCGTATTTGGGAAACTCTTGCTCATTCTCCAGAGCGGCTTCCGGTCATTCGTTAGGAGCAGCCATGTCTATCGATGAAACCAAGACCAAAGAGATCAAAGAACTTTCTTCCCTCGTATCTGCTTCTGGACATCCAGATCAAGCACAGGTGCTCCTGACTCTTCTCGCCGCCAAGAAGAAAGACGACGACAAGAAGAAAGACGAGAAGAAAAAGAAGCCGAACAAGGACCAAGAGGAAGCGGAAGAGAAGCTCGACGAAGAGAAGAAGGAAGAGGAAGAGAAAGAAGACGATGAGGTTGAGGAGGGTCCGGAAGACTCCGTAACCGGTCTCGACGTCCCTGAAGACGTTGACGTTGACGTTGAGGTCGAAGAGGAAGTTGTAGAAGAGGAAGAGAAGCCCAAGGGCAAGGGCAAGAAGGACGACAAGAAAGAGAAGAAGCCCAAGGGCAAAGGCAAGAAAGAGAAGCCTGACGAGGAGCTAGAAGAAGTCCTTGAAGACGAGATTCTTGAAGAGGAAGATCCTCAGAAAGAGAAGAAGCCCAAGAAGAAGGAAGAGAAGAAGGAAGAGAAGGCTCCCAAAGACGACAAGAAGAAGGAAGAGAAGCCCAAGGACAAGGGCAAGGACAAGGGCAAGAAGGACGACAAGAAAGAGAAGCCCGACGAGGAGCTGGAAGAGGTTCTTGAGGAGGAGGTTGTAGAAGAGGAAGCCCCTCCGAAAGAAAAGAAGGACGAGAAGAAGCCCAAGGGCAAGGACGAGAAGAAGCCCAAGGATAAGAAGGCTCCGAAAAACGACAAGAAGAAGGAAGAGAAGCCCAAGGGTAAGGAAGAGAAGAAGCCCAAAGAGAAGGGCAATCCTGACGAAGAGGCTGAAGTAACGGAAGAGGACATCCCCGAGACGGACAAGCCACCGGAGCCTGACGAGAAGGAAAAGAAGCCCAAGGGCAAGGACAAAGAGAAGGAAGAGAAGCCCAAGGAAGAAAAAGACGAGAAGGGGAAGCCTGAAAAAGAGAAGGAGGCCCCCGAAGATATGACTCGTCAAGATGAGATCATCGAAGATATCGAAGAGGAAGTCGAGGAGGACGAGAAGGATAACATCGATCCTGCTGACATCCCCGATGTGACTCCTGACGGTGGTCTTGGAGAGACGCCTAAAGCCGAAGACGCTAAGAGCGACAAGGGCAAAGGGAAGAAAAACGACAAGGGTAAAGGGAAAGACAAGGGGAAGGGCAAAGCCAAGGACGACGTGCCTGTAGAGACAGTCGACCTCGAAAAGGTGGTCGATACCGTCATGGACAAGATCCGTCCCTTGATCAAGAAGGTCTTTGAAGAGGCGTGATGAACGAAGCTCCTCAATCCTTGAAGTTAGTCTTTGGTGCCCACGCGGCTGGGAAGTCCACCTTTGTAGCTTCCATACAGCCAGAACGAAACATCGGGAGCCGCAGCTTCGACCCTTCTCCTCCATTCCTCTGGGAACGCTTCTTCAACGCTCCTGGACTCTACGAGATTGCGCCGATGCTCCCTGGAGCTGTCCAACTGTTCGACCCCTACAACAGCACAGCTTCCTTGGAGAGTATCAACTTCAAGAATCTTGTAGTACCTCCACCTACGTTCACCTTCATCCACGTCGAGCCCCCATTCGAGGAGCATTTAAGACGTTATATGGTTAGAGACGGTAAACGTCTTGGTCTCTCTCAGAGAGAGGCAACTCAACTACTTGTACGACTTCGCGGGTACTACAGAGGGATAAGCCAAGCGCTCACGAAGCAAGGACGATCCGTCTCAAAGGTCTGCGTATAGGAACAGCGAATGCCGGATACTGTACAAAAGTCCTATGATTACGCTGAGCTGCTCACTGAGATAATCAAGAGCATGCCAAAGAAGCTGAATCTCAACCTGCTTCAGAAGCGAACACGGAAGAAGCTCGCTCAGTTGGAGCCGGATGCTTGGCGCGGATATCTGGAGAGCGCTCTGCTGGAAAACCTTTCTACTTTCTTTTTTGAGACGGATGACGACGGGAACGTGATTCGGGAGGCTGCCGTTATGGCCAAAGAACGAGACGTACACAAGGAGCTTCTTGTAGCGGCTGCTCATGCTGTCGACACAGGAGACGCAGACACTGCGCGCTTTCTCCTCCAAGCATTGGATGATATGACTGGAGATGAGGAGATAACGGAGCTTCAAGAAGAGGTTCAGATGTCTCCCTACCATCGTCTTCCTATGATTGAGGACCAGAGTGCCACCATCGGTCCGTGGGCTGGGTTGAGCTGGATTCGTCTCACCGTGGACCGAGCGAACCACGACCCGAACTGGGTCAAGTACTGCAAACTCCACCGTGCTCCGCATGTTGGTCCTCTGACGTGGGACTTCCCCATCTTGCCGCATGAGGATGCACAAGACGTGCTCCGCACAATCAAGGATGAAACGGGCTATTCCCCTCGTTGGTATGAGCAGCTCGACCTACGCAGGGAGATTGATCACGACCTTCCTGGACGTCCCTTCCTGGCTGAGACGGAAGACGCTGAGTAGCCATGTCGCTGAAGACAGCCATCATTCGACCGTGCGACAAGAAGGATATCGACCCTGATCGTCCTCTTTCCGAGCAGAAGGTCTGCCTCTACTCTAAGAAGACGCCTGGAAAGCTCCTGGGTCGACATCCGAATGAAGAGAGCGCACGGAAGCAAGAGGCTGTCATCCAGATTCATAAGCACGCCACAGAGTGTGAATGCGAGGAAGAGCGCACAGCGAATCTAAAGGCTCTCCAGACCTACCTTCTCTACGAAGTCGCGAAGCATATCATAAACTACGCGAAAGGCAAGCGTCTTCAGAAGCCTGCCGAGAAGGTATGGAACGATCTCTTCAGCAAGACCTTCAAGGTGACAACCCGTGGTCCCTTGAAGCGAGGGCAAGAAGGTGGGCAATACAAGGTCTCTGGGTCGCTCATCTTCACCAGAGGAGACACCAATCGTCCTATAGAGCTTCTAATCGTGGCAGCCTACTGGAAGTTCAAGATGACGGTGCTGTTCCAGCTCAAGGAGAAGAATGGCCGAAAACCCATCTTCTCTGTAGTGGACAAGGACGTCTCGAAGGTAGTGAAGAGCGCTAAGGAGTTCATAGCGCAGAACCTCGTCTTCCCTCCGATCAAGGCGGGAGATAGAGTATCCATCGATATTTTTCCACACAAGGGGCGTGTGGGGGTAGTTCAAAGTTATCAACCATTTGCACGGCGAGTGCTCGTTCGATTGGATCCTGTCATGCAGGACGACCAACCCGTGGACGTGTGGTTTGACAGGGATCAGGTGACTCTCATGACAACGAATATGATCACGCGACAGTTCCAAGCCGCGATTGCTGCCTTGGAACCACTCCATCCGGACCTCGCTCAGAAGCTCGCCAAAGCAAAAGAGCAGTACAAAGCGAAGACAGCTCTGGAGAAGATGATCGGGGAGATGGTCCAGGGGCAATCCGGAATCTGGCTGGACAAGAAGCAGATGGCTCTCCTGGTCCTCGAACTGCACAAGCAGGGGATCACGGAGCCAAAAGACGGTACGCATGACGAGATTGCGCAAGCCGTCGGGAAGCTCCTGGACAAGCTCATCCCTGACGCTGGGGACAAGAAAGAGAAGAAGAAAGACAAGAAGGGGTCACTCCATCCTCTGACTCTTGAAGTCTTCAAGCATCTCCAGCGGGACCACGGCTTCATCGACGCGCACAAGAACGATGTCACGGAACCGCAAGACACGTGGTTCAAGCTGGATTACGTCGATGACATCTCCGTGAAGAAGGGGCACCTGGTTCTTGGGACTACTGACGTCCTCGTACCGAACTACGTCGAGGGCGAGTTTGATACCCAGGATGTGGATATCATACAGGTTCACCCCATTCTTGAAGGGAAGAAGGCTAGGTGTCAATCCTTCGATGTTCTGACCATCCCCGCTTTCGGGGATGTCCCTCCGCGCATGTACGTGGACTTCGGGTCGAAGAGCTATCTGCTCAAAGCCGAGACCGCACCTGGCTTGGCAGCTCAAATCTACGTAGCGTCACTGGACCGGAACTTCCTGAGTGAGCGATTGGCTGTCAAGATTGAGGTTGAGGTAGAGATTGACCTCGGAGACCTCCTCGGAACCGACATCTCTTTGGATGAGCTGGAGGAAGAGGATGAGAGTGATAGCACGGAATCTCAGGAGTCTTCTGATTCTGAAGTTAGCGGTCCTGGAGAACTCATTACAGAAGAGCAACTCAGGCAGTTTGCGCCTCCTGCTGACATGCCCGATCCGGAACCTCCGGTCATTGTTGAGCCCGCTTCGGAACCGATGGTGCTGGACCCCGAAGCCCTGAAAGTAGCTCCGGTAGAAGAGACTGTGGTTGAGGAAGAGATTCCAGCGATGGAAGAGCCAGACCCGATTCCGGTTACAGATATTCCGGACCCGCGCTTCCCTCCTGTCCCGTTCCGTTGGGATTAGGCGAAAGCGGCTGCCATCATATTGTCGATGTTGGGAGTTTTCCCGACGCTGTTGAACACTGAGACGTCCGTGCCGCCTTGCTCAGCGATGAGCCGCCTGAGCCTCGTTCCGAGGTGTCTCTTGAGGTCATTCTGGTTAATCTGCAACCAGCCACAAGCAAGCTTGCTCAGCTTCCTGTAGTTGACAGCTCTCACGAAGTCCTCGTGCTTCGGCTTGCGCCCATTCTTCCAGTAGGCAGGGCGCTTCTTGTCGAGCGTCACCTCTTCAAGAGTCTTGCAGTACTTGTTCTCTACATACTGCTCGAACTCCGTGGGGATGATCTCCAGCGAGATGATACGGAGGTACGTTTGGTACCTATCGTCAAGACCTCGACTGAGCACACGGACGACCTCCCAGGTGTGCCGTGCTTCCTCTTCGTTCTGAGGGTCGACGCACATGTTGTGCAGTGACAGCTCTTGAACAGTAGCCGCATCTGCATGTGTTGGTCGGTCCAAACTGAGGGTCGTGACGAACCGCTCGAAATCCCGGTGAGGACCATCAGTCTCGACCTCCACGCTCGCCAACCGCGCTCGCGATTCATGCGTGTGGTGATGCAGAAGGTCCAGAGCCTCGTTGACGATGGCACGACGAGCGAGGTTCAGACGAATCTTCTCGTTCGTGATGTGCCAGTTCAATTGGAGCAGTCGACAGCCCTCCATCCACAGGTCTTCAGCGAAGTCCTCCAGACAGATGCCCCGGTCGTAGTTGGCGACGAACTGGAGCCGCTTGTACGCCATCGTCTTCGAGAAGGTCTTTAGCTTCAAAGCGAGCTTGGAGTACTGACGGGCATTGATTGGATCGAAGCACCATTCTTCCGCTTCGGCCTTTCGGAACATGTGGTCGCACTGCTCACCCGTCAGCCTGTCATAGATGAAGTAGACATCCTCACGGCTGACCTTGTGACGCCGCGCTACCGACCGAACGGACCGACTGCTACAGATAGCGTCCATGATCGCACGCCACAGATTCCTGTAGCCATTGGTGCGAGTGAACTGCGAGGCAATCTTCTCTTCGAGGAGCTTTGCCATTGGCCTACTCGTCAGACCCCGAAGATTCCGGCGCATCTCCCAAACGCCTCCCATGACATGGGAACGCACAAGCTCTGTGCACACCGCATCAGCCTGGGTAAGGCTCCAGGCTCTTCCATATGTGGCAATGAACTCGGTCAGAGCTTCCTTGAACATACAATCCTCCAAGCTTCAAGTATCAAGCTAGAACCACCAATTCCCGTTATACTTGAAAGCTGAAACGCTGTCAAGATAAATTTCCTGTTTCTTACGATAGCCCCCTCCGTCTTCTCTCATCCTTAATGAGTTTCGAGGCTTCGGACCGTCTGATGTTGTCTGGGGCTGGAATTCCCAGAGTCTTCAGCATCTTGAGTTGACGTTCCGTTGCTGGGATGTTGTTGAGTTTGTCCTGAATGATCTTCGAGGCTTGCCCCCTTGTCCAAGTTGGGTCAGCTTTGATACCCAACGATGCGAGCTTCTCTCTTTGTCTTTCTGTCGCGTCCTGGTCCTTCCACGCTTTGTCCTTGTTCTCTGTGGCAGCACCGGGGACCGGCGTAGGTGTGTCATCTTCCAGTACCTCCATGTCGTCGTCTTCGTCGTTGTCTGGACGTTGGGTCATCTCTGTGCCGCGAATCTTCCGGATGACGGCATTCACGTCTAGGAGGTACTTCCCTTCGTATTCGATTCCGTAGGTGGGTGTAGGCACCGCTCCTTGTAGGAAGTGAGGGAAGACGAGAGCTGTGTTCTCTATCGCGTCTTCAAGAGTCGGATCGACTATGATGTCGCGCAGCACGCCTCCGAACAGCTTCTTGAAGACGATCACTCCCTTCTCCAGATAGAACTTGTAGAGGGAGAGAACATCTGTCTCCAGCTCGTGCTGCCCATAGACCTGCATAGCCTGTCCTGGACCCAATAGAACAGCTCCAGACTGCCCTTGCAAAAGGACGACATGCGTCAATTCTTGAAGCTCCTTCAAGTCTACTGTCGCTGTAGCCTTCTTTCGTACAAAGGCAGGAGAGCTGTCTGGCTTCTGCACGATGTACCAGCGGCTCGTGCCTTTCAACGGGTTTTTCTTGAATTTGAGAGACTTACCCATCATCCACCTACAACTCGAACGCTTCTTTGATAAGCTGCGAGATCCCTTCCTCGGAGAGAGGGTAGTCCAGGGTGAACATCTTCAGCACCTTCATCCGATGCAAAAGAGCGAGCAACAGAGAGTTCCGGATGCTGACTGGGATGACATCCAGCATGCTCACGACCTTGTTCCGCACTCTCCGTAGCTTCAGCTCGTTGTTGGTTTCCTTGATCTTCGATACGATATCCTCGCTCCAAGCCAGCGTCTCTGTTGTAGGAACTCCGGAATCAAGGAGGTCTTCTACGTCAACCGCTGAAGACACGGTGTCCCCTAGCTTGAAGTCAGCGACGATGTTCTTGATCTTCTGGACCAAGGTATCTTTCTGCGTTGTCTTTTGAGTGATCCCCCAGATTTCCGGAATCGTACTGAGAACGATGTCTACAAGAGTCGTGGAGGTGACCATCTTCGCGTAGTCCTCCGTGCTGACCCTTCTGAGCTTCTCGGACGCATCCAGCATGTCATAGAGCATCTTCATGCTGCGGACGTTGTAGCCAGGAGTCGTCGGCGTCACAGAGAGCGCTGTGTGCACGACCTTGGCTATCCTGGCTACCAGAGACCGAAGCTCCCTTGTGTCTTTCTTCGGTAGCGCTGACCGACGGACCTTCTCCACCAAGCCCACGAACGTGTCTGTTTCCTTCGTGGAGATCGTCGTCTCCAGAATGCTGTTGAGCACTCCCTCTGTGAAGATAGACAGGTCGGGGACCTGCACACAGATGAAGCGAGAAGCTAGCGCCAGCTCCATGTAGAGCGACCCATAGGACTCAGGAGGGTTGACCGCTGCGAAGACGTACTCGACGCCGGTAGGCATGCCCATGACTGTCTTCTCCCGCACCAACTCGACGAGCTTGTGTTGGACCATCATGGTAGCGCGATTCAGCTCATCCAGGATGATCCCCTTCTTCCCCCAAATCGAGATGGGAGTGGGGACGTAGGACATCGGCTTACCTTCAGCTAGGTCTCGTGGGTTTGGATATCCCAGCAGCTCCTCGGCTTGAAGGTTGGGAACGTCGTACTTCTGGACTTGAGCGTCAGGACCAGACAGAGCCTTGATCAGGACCACAGCACCTTCGGTCTTAGCGGCACCGTGTGTCCCAATGAAGAGGACCGGTTGCTTGGCGACCATGGCTGCCAGAACCACAGGTTCGATGTCACCCCAACCGTATATCCCAAATTGCTCAAGCATTCTGCTCCACCCTACAAGAAACGATTCTTGAAGTCAAGGAAATTATCGTTCGATTTCCCTCAAGAGATTGATCTTCCTCGTCGCGATGCTCGACCACCCGTGTCGCTTCATACCTTCTCTTCTCTCCGTGCACAGAAGATAGACCTCCGTCTGCTTCGCTTGAAGAGTGTTGCGGTGCTCTGTGAGGAGTGTCCCGTCATCATCAGTGAGAATGAGGACCCGCTTGTAGCCCTCTTCCAGGATGTGACGTGCCACGGTATTGAAACAGGTGCCTTGGGATGTGAGCAGAATCTGTGTGTTCTTGGGGCGCTCCAAGAGAACTCCCGTCCCCGAGAATTGGTAGACCTTCCCCACATGCTGCTTCAAGTGTTGTACGATCCACGGGATGAAGAGGTACCAATGCCCCATGGATATAGACACATCTACATAGAGAGGCACCTTCTCCTCTGGTTTGTCCAGATGGAGATTCCAGGAGGTTGGAGGATACCCAGCTCCCATCATTACGATGTCTTGACGATGAATCTGGTAGGGGTAGACAGACTTCCCACGAAGTCCTGTATCCTGAAGAGCTGGTGTGCTCATGATGCAACCAATCAGAGAGGCGACTTGGTTGAGCTTGTAGGAGAGGTCTACAACCGCGTTCTGCACATCGGAGGCTAGATCGTCGAGAGTCATATCCCACGTTTCTTGTAGGAGCGCACCGTCCATACCGTCCAGGTTCACCTTCGGCACGACGATGGCGTGGAGGAGGTTGTTCCTGTTTCCACTCTGTGTCCACGCTGTGTCAGGTTCACCGCAAGGATCCTCCGAGTAGAGGGACTTCCCAGCCTCTAGCGCTTGCTCCACAGCAGTTTGGATGTCTTCTTTGGTAGGACCGTTGCTGTAGTCCTCTTCCATACCCTCGTAGTGGTCTATCTCTCCGTCTCTTTTCCCCTCGTTGGTTCCGATCTTCCCTGTGGCGGGGTCGATGGTATCGGAGTCTTCAAGAAACTCTTCTGCGGCTTCCTGTGATGCGGGGTTCCCCAAGACACCAATGGAGCCGTAGTCAGTGACACTCTCACAGGACTCCGTGCAAGGCTGCTCCTCCGCATCCAGTCGCTCCTCTTCGTCTGCTTTCTGTATGAGCCACAAAACGAGCCGTCTCCCCGCTTTCATCCACTCTTCGTAGTCCACATGGGCGTAGCTCTCCGAGTCGCCGTCGTAGAGTCGCTGGTGTAGACGGAGGATCTCACGTTTGTGTGGGTCTGGATAGCCTACCTCTTTCATCCAGGACTTGAACTTGTAGCTCGCTGGATAGAGGATGGTCTGGATGTCCTTCTCATCCTTGTAGTATTCCGTCAGGAACTTGGGACGCAAGAGCCTGTACAGAGGACCATTGATATAGGCGTCCTCCAGCAGACCACTTGCGTTGGCTGAGATCCCTTGGAGGCGAGCGAACTTCAAGCGTCGGATGAGATAGTGGTTGCGTTCATGTAGGAGGATGAAGAGGAGGTCTGTGGTGGAGCGTATGTAATTCTTGAAGAATTCTACTCCGATGAGCACTTCTCCAATGATGATGTTGCATTGCGCTGTCTGTACCTTGTCGTCGAATGCTACTCGATTGACGTAACGGAGGACGTTCGCACAATCACCGTAGGCTCCATGCAGATGGGAACTCACCTCTGGGTGTGTCAGGTACGAGAGGAGAAGCGCGGACGCCTTCTCTATCTCTCCCAAACCGAGCGCCGAATGGATCTCATGGAGCGCTGGGACCTTATCATTGGTATGAAGAATTCCGAGCATATGCCTCCAAGCCTATCAGGCTGAGCTTCAAAAAACAAGCAGATTATTACTTCAAGAATTACGATATGTTGGAGACTAATTTCCTATCCAGACTGTGCTGGGAGACCGGATACTACAGAATATTCGCTAATACTCTAGGACAATAGACCGGTGCGCGACGAGAGGATATTACTACATGACTTCGCCAACTTGAAGATGTTGAACTGCATGTCATCGATCCTCCACATACCCTTCCTGATGAGGTACTGTGTCAAAATCAGGGCTGCGAACTTCGGCACGCCAAGAGGTCTACCACGGTCCCCTGGGTGTTCAGATGCTAGCACCCTTAATCTTTTGACGAGTTCAGTTGGAAGTGTGACGCGGACTTCGGTTTCGGCGCGTTCGTCGAGTCCTGGGATGGCGAAGCTCTTCGCGACGAGTTGAGCGAGCTTCATGCTTCGGCTGCGGACTGCGGGGGCTTTGTACTCCAATGTAGCAAGGTCGACGGCTTCGGAACTCTTGCCGTTGGAAATCATCTCAGCAAACCTGTGTAGGTTGTCATGGCACGTGGGGCACAGGTATACGAGATTGTCTTTGGTGTCTTTTCCTCCTGCGGCTCGGGGGACTTTGTGGTGTTCATGTGCGAGTTTTCTTGGTTTCAACTGTTTGCAAATGTAGCAGGTGACCAATTGTACGCCCATGTCTTACGGACTCCTTGCTGGTAGTCAGGTCCCTCTAGCCTTAGAGTAGACCGGTAACATAAATCCTGAAAATCAGGAAATGTGACGGAAACACAAAACAAGGATTCAGATATGGATTTTACAGCAGAACAAGTAGGTGCCTAGCTTTGACTAGTTTTTTCAGATTTGAAGAGAGTTTGAGTGCCTTCAAGGAGATCATGTCCGTGAGAGTCAGTGTTTGTCCTGGCTGGATACCGAGACGGAGAACGACTCCCGTTGGGTAGTTGTTCTCTCCAATCTCCGGATAGTGTAAGCTGATCTCACCAGATGTGCCGTTCTTGACTGTGACACTTTGTGTAGCTAGAGCTTTCATGAGCTTGTGCATGACAGGAGTTTCCTTTCAGGTATAGATAACAAACTAGCGGGGCACACCTGTGCCAAAGGGAAGTTGAGACTCTTTGGCAGCATCGTAGTTTCCTAAGAGGTCGTAGAAATTGTCAAGGGTGAGAGTGAGCTTCCCCATGTTGTCTACGCCTGCGTTGAGCGGGATGTCGCCAACTCTGGGGGCACGTGTGGTTTGATTCCCACGAGCAGCAGAAGGAACCATGGCTGCCATCTTGTCCCTACCAATTAGGTTCCTGAGAACCTCTGGATTGATCTTTGTTGCTGCTCCAAGCTTCGCCTCATTCATGAGGGTTGCGATTCCTCCAGGGGCTGGAGCAATAGCTGATGAGAGGTCCGCCGTTCGTCGTTCGTCCATGAAACGTTGACCAGCGTCTATAGCAACCTCTTCTCCACCAGCCACAGGTGTAGCTGCTTGAGCTGAGCGTTCTGCCAGCATGCGATCCGCAGCCGCTAGAGCTGCTTCATCCTCTCTTTTGGACTTCGACTTGGCGCGCTCTGCTATGGTCTCGCCTTTAGCTGCTGCGATGCGATGCTTCAAGGATTTGAGAGAGGCTCCTGTTCGAGCGGCACGGAGCTTCAGCGCTCCCTCAATAGCTTCCGGAGAGGCTCCCTTTGCTTGTAGAGCTTTGGAGATGTCGGCTGCGAGGTCTGGACGTCCCCACATGAGGCCAATGGGGCTCTTTCCGTTGTACCTCATCTTGTCGAGGTCGGAAGCTGATTTGCCTTCCAGGTCGCTAGGCATACCCCCTGTTATTTGATCTAGCATGTCTTTTCTGGCTGCTGTACCGCCAGAAGCAACCACATTCTCAAAGCGTCGGTCCCACAGTCCACCAGTGACCGCACGGAGTCCTCTACTTAGGAGGTCTTTCCGCTGAGGTCCCTTGGTGACCTTCAGTTCTCCAGCTTCGATGTCTTTCTTCTCTCGCTTGGCAATCGCCTCTTCTACACGTTGGGATTCTTCTCTCCACTCTAGGATGCTCTTATCCGTCTTGGCTATACGACGAGCAATCCGCTCGGAAACGAGCAGAGTTCCTGCGAGAGCTGCGAAGGGTGCCGCGAGAGCTGCACCGGCTTTGAGAGCTACGCCTGCTTTCCCGACGAGACCCAAGACGTTGGCGATAAGACCGCCTCCACCGCCCATAGCAGCGCCGAGAGCGAACTTCCCTGCCGTGACCCCAGAAGCCAGGAACGCGGCTCCCATGCCCCCAAGAGAGCGCATAATGCCGCCGCCACCGCCTCCTCCAGCAAGAGCCATGGCACCCCCACCACCCCCACCACCCCCAGGAAGAAGACCTCCAGCCGCCGAAGCTGCGCCACCACCGAAGAGTCTCTTGAAGAGCCCTGTGAAGCCTCCTGTAGCCGCTGCTGCGCCCAATAGCATTCTATTCTCAGAGATCTCGTCGAGGTGCCTCTTGAGCTTGCCGAGCGCGTCTTCCGCAGTGGTCAGGACACCCAGACCCTTTTTCTGGTCCTTGAAGGCTTTGTCCCACGCAGTTCCTTCTTTACCCTTGGCTTCCTTGACCTTCTTGGTGAACTCTTCGAGGCCACCCCCACCCTCTTCAAGAGTCGCCAAGACGTTGATCGCCGTCATCCTATCTTCGATACCGAACATCTTGTGCAGCAGCTCAGCTCGGGCGGAATCCGTTCCAAGGTTTTTGATTTCCTTGAAAGCCATCTTCATGCCGCCTTCGGTGCCGCCAAGCAGCTCAAAGAGGGCTCCGCGCTTCGTCAGGACGTTCCCGCCGTATTTCTTGATATTCTTGACGCTCGCTCTGATGTTGTCAGCTTTCTTCTTGGGCATTCCTTCCAGGAATTTCTCGAACTTCTCCCCGTCGTTGACCATCTTCAAGAATGCGCCGCCCATCCTCTGTTGCATGAACTCAGGAGTGTTCCCGAGCATCTGCGGGATGGCCTTCATGGTCCGCTGCACCTGGTTGTAGGACAGCCCCGCTTTGTGCGCTGAGTGGGCAGACGCCATCATGGCTTCAGCGAGTTTGTCTGTGTTCAGGAACAGGTGCTTCGAGGCTGAGGATGCTTCAAGAACCGCTTTAGCGTAGTCATCCTTCCACTGTGCGGTGGCTCCCTTGGACAACTTCCCCTGCTTCTGGAGCAACTCGTTTGAGACCTCAACGTAGTTGTTCAGGTTCGTCAAGCGCTTCCCGGCTGTCTCTGCTGTCTCGCCGAATTCCCACATAGATCGATTCACGAAGGCGACCGCATCGGCCTTGTCGACTCCAAGAGCTTTCTCCGCAAAGAGGATGCGGTCGGCTACCGCCTTCAGCTCATTCTGGTATTCCTTCGTATTGCGTGTCCCACTCCGCATCGTCATCTTCAGCTCACGCTGGAGGTCACGAACGGCTTCGGCAGGAACGTTGTACGCTTGGGCGAGACTATGCGCGTCTTTGGCAACAGCGACAGCGAAGCGACGAGAGGTCATGACTGCGCCCATCGCTCCTTTGGTACCGAGGAAGGTATCAATGAGACCTCCCTCTCCAGTCATCTTCTTGACGTCTTTCCAGGACTTCGTGAACTCACCGGAGACCAGGTTGTTCAAGGCGTCACCAACGTGACCATATGCCTTTGAGCCTGTCTTCCCCATGTTCTCGAAGTGGCTGCCTGTGCGGTTGAGCTGGGTTGGAAGCTTGTCTGCCGTTCGGTAGAAGTGCTCGATACCCTTGGCAGTATCACGCTGCTCTAGACGTAGTAGTTGGGTCGCAGCCGCCGCTCCGGAGATCTCGATACCGTATTTCTTGATTGTTCCGGTGACGCCTTGGTAGGCACGACTCAGCAGACCGACCTTCTTGGCAGCTACATCTGTCTCTCGGTTGCCGCCTTTCAGGGCTGCAATCAAATTGCGCTGGTGTTTCGTGAACTCTTTTTGCGACGTGAGCGCGTCTTTATACGCAGCTCCGACAGCAGTGATCTTCTTCGCTCGACCAGCGAGCATTCGGCTAGCAGCATCTGCCACGTGGTACCTCGACAGAAGATAACCTGTGGGATTTTCAGATTAGGGGGTGGTGTGCCACAGTGACTCAATATCTCCGCGAAGATACTTCGCCACCTTCATCTTCTTCCCGCTGAGATGGTCGATAACCTTCCCGGCTTGGACACGAACAGTACGCCTTTTGTCCGACCGCATTCCCTTTCCAACTTGACTTCTACGCTTCTTGTTCTGCGTATTCATTGTCTTTTCGTCGGACTGTTGCTGGAGGCGTGCAGCCAATACCTCTTTGGCCAACCTCAGATTTGTAGGCTGACTCCTCTCCGACTCACAGCGCACAACAATGCCTGTCGGCTTGTGAGTGAGCTGAACAGCGGAATCGGTCTTGTTGCGGTGTTGACCACCAGGACCGGAGCCCCGGCAAGCCTTCCAGGAGAGGTCGCGTTCAGAGAGGTGGACGGACTGCGGAGAAACGATGGGTAAGACAGCCACGGTGATGGTAGACGTCTGAACACGTCCACGCTTCTCGGTTGGGGGTACCCGTTGCCATCTGTGTCCTCCTGCTTCCTGAGAGAAGAGCTTCAGCAGCTTCTTCCCTTCGATTTTGACCTCAGCCAACCCAGGGAGTTGACGCAAGATCGTAAAGCTAAAGAGACCTCCGTTGGCAGTAGCGCTTGTAGATCTGTACCTGCTGCTCCACCAACAACTTCGCGTCCATGCCGCCTTCAGCAGCACGAATCTCCACTACGATGCTTTCCATAGCATCCTCCTTCTATCTATAGATAATCTAAGATGAAACGTGTCAGGAGAAAAGGTAGTCGTTGATATCTATGAAGTACTGCATCCCAGGCTTGGGCTCATCCTCTTCATAGACCGTCATGTAGTAGTCTTCGGTAACGATTCCGCACTTTTGGATGGAATCGAACCAACGCTCACAGCGTCCTACGCTCTCGTTGAGGTTCTGGACGACCAGCATGAGGTGCCCACGATTGGCTCCAATGCGGACAACACCTGGAGGAATGCTGTCTTTGGTCGCCTCTACAAGAATCTTGAGCAACAGGTCGTACCGCTCCAGGAGCCCATAGAGAATCCATCTGGTACGATGTGACATTCGGTGTTTGTGGTGGTTCTTGTCGAACCAGTCGCGGACGTCATCCCCATGCCCCTGTGCCTTCCCAGCACCCTTCCAGTCCGCCACCATCTCACGGATGTAGGCTTCCGGCATGTCGAGAGTCAGAGCATCGCCCTCATCTTCTTGAAGAAGGAAGTGCTGCCAGTGATGAGGATTCCTGTGGATGTGGCGTAGCCAAGCCATGTTGAAGGCGGCTTTCACTGCCTCTTTCGGCTTGCGACCATCTCCATAGAATGTCTCCACATAGGGGAACCATTCATCCGGAAGAAACTTCGAGAGGTCGTGAGTGATACCTTGCCTCGTCACCCCGAGCTTCCGAGCTTCTTGAAAGACGAACCACTTGTGACGGAAAACGTAAGATGCGTACTTCAGGTGTTTTCCAAACTTCTGTTTCAAATCAACCATAGCTACATTCTCCAGCCAGTTGCACTTGCAACGTTCTATATTCTTTGACGTCTCCCTACACACACTACTATTCTTTGACTAAGTTGATATAAGATAAGCAGGAATTCAGGCGCTGTCAGGCAGCTAATCGCTGTCAGGGAGGGTGATGCCCTTTTCTTGAGCCATGGCTTTGGCTTCGTCAAGAGCGACTTCGATGTGCTCTTCTGGGCAACCGATCTCTTTGAGGTAGTTCTCTAGGTTTTCGAGCAGATTGGGCTTATCACTACCCCCACCACCTTCTCCACCCCCACCTTCACTCCCTACAAGAATCGGTCTCTTCGAGGGCTTGACGACCACGTAGGCGTCTTCTGGTAGGTCATCTGGAGGCTCTTTATCCGTGACGAAGCGAATGAACGCATCTTCAGGCCATTTCTCAGGCTTCTCGTAGAAGGTGAGCATCGGCTTACTCTGGAAGAGAATCGGAGTCGGGTTGTCTGGGTCATCCGTATCGACCAGCAGACCTCCCTTTTCCGGATCCTCGCCCCACCTCGTTTGGATGGGAGCACCGGAGTAGTAGCAGCAGGGACCAACCCTCTGTTGGATATGGAGGTCTCCGAGAGCGATGTAGGTAACTGGAAGGTTGTCTGTGACCTCTATGCCCTTCTCCATCTGGTACTGTTGGCCACTCGCACCGGCTGTATCGGCAGCACAGCCCTTGACGGCGAAGTGCGCAACGACGATGATACCCTTGAAGGGAAGCTCGAAGGATGATTCTTGAAGCTCCTTGACGCGACGAGCGACCTCTTGATTGAACTCTGAGGTCTCGAAGGTCTGGTCTGGCATGAGCAGGAAGAGGTAGTCTTTCAGACGGTAGAGCTTGATCTCTGTGTCAGCCGAGATGACGTTCTCCAGGCGACCGAGGTCAGCTTGGAACGTGATGTGACTGAGATGCGTGTGCCCTGGCTCTAGGTAGTCGTGGTTGCCTGAGATCTGGATAATCTTGAAGCCACACTGGTTGTATTGCAGCAGCTTCTTCAGCCAGAGGTCACGCTCCTGTGGGGAGTGAACAGGCTTGTGCCAGATGTCTCCTGCGATGACTACAGCGTCTACCTTATGCTCTTGTGCTGCCTCGAAGATCTGATCGTAGACAGCTTCCTGTCGCTCCAGGAAGCCAGGAATCGAGCTGTTCGCTCCAATGTGGAGGTCTGCTACGTGTAGGAATTTCACCGTTACCTCTTTCGCTTTTTCTTCTTCTTGCCCTTCGATGAGAGATTTTCCTTCAAGCGATCGATCTCGCCTTGTTTGATAGTCAGCTCTATCGCGAGCTTCTCTTCTTTCTTTGACGGCTTTCCGTCGAGATCGCTACCAAGGAAGTTGAGGCCAATTTTCATCAGGTCAGTCAAGGAGGGTTCGGTCATTCTGTGAAGGAGGTAACCTGAATGCGATTGGCCCCTATCGATGGCGTGTGACATGCGTCTTGGCCGCGCGTCCTATAGCGACATTGTTGTATCCAGAAGAGGATTTTTCTAGACGTTGCATTTGGTCTTCCTTGGTCCGACGCCGGATGTACTGGTAAAGGAAGATGGTTCCGAGCACGCCTACAGCCAGGAGTGCCAGAATCCAGAACAAGGTGATGAAAGCTCCAATCATCTCAGTCATTTGTCTTCCTTTATCGCGAAACGAAGCAACTCAAAAGCGAAGTGTGCTGCTGGATTGTACTCCGCATAGGACGGAACAAAGACACCAGAGAGCACGAACTCCTTAAATGCTTGAGCCAAGTCTCCTGGGATGGAAAACGAATGTTGCTTGAGGAAGTGGTTTGTCAGGGCGTCCAGCTTCTCCTCATCGACGCCACAGTAGGGATAATTCTTCTTCAGAGTAGCGAGCACGGTGTCTCTTACCTTCGAGAACTGCTCCGCGTTCCCTTCCCAGCTCGGACCAAGATCTCCGAGGTCATTTCTCGGTTCTGAGATAGGCATGGCCGACTCCCTTTCTCTCTTCCACTGCTCTTGCTCACGAGCTACTTCGATGGCAACCTTAGTAGCTTTGCGCCAAGCCGTGGTGAAGTCGAAACGGGTATGCAGGATGAACTCCTCATCGCGATTCGAGGGAGAAGGCTCCAACTCTCGCCGACCTTGGTCATTCAGAACCCAACCTCGGTCGATGACCACCGTCCAGTTCTTGCTCCCATGACGGTAGCTGACCTGAACGCTCTTGGAGATCTGAAAAGAGGTCGCACAGGAGAGAATGTCTTCCATACTCCCGCATATCCCGCTGCTCTTCGCTAGGCTCTCTCGTATGCCGTTGTCCATTCAGGTCAACCTTTCCAGGGGTCCATCCGCTCCATCGTAGCGTAGTATTCCCGAAGGCAGACACCGCAGAATCGGCACTTCGTGGACCCTTTCTCTCCCTCAATCTTCCCACAGGAGGAGACGTAGAGGTTGTCTTCCCACTCCTTCATGATCTCCCGCCAAGCGTCGGTTGTGATCGCCCAATAGGAGTTCATGGTCCTCTTGCGGTAGACATACTTGTCACGCTGGTCGGCTGGTAGAGACTCCGTGAAGTACGCCATGAACGTCAGGACGACCGGAACCTCCTTGGAGGTGTAGTGATCAATGACCTGACGAGCCAGGTCCAGGTTCCAAGCGTTGACACGGAAACGCACATACATCAGATTCTCTGGAAGCTCCTCCAGGAGGTACGCGGACTTGTCCGTCTTCTTCCCAGGATTGACCGTCAATACCACAGGGTCCGGAAACTCGTTGAGGTGGCTGGGATTCGCTGTGTTGAAGAAGCGATTCTTGTAGCGCTCCGTTGCCTGGATGACTTCTTCCATCCGATAGCTGCTATCATTCCCATCGTTCACTCGCATGATGCGATGAAAGACCTTGGGAGCGAACGGCATGTTCGGAAGATGCTCGTCGAACGGCTCCAGGTAGCTGCGACCGGACTGGAAGAAGCAGTCAGCACAGTTGTGAGGACAGGTGTCATCCTGTGGAATACAGGTGAGGATACCGCTCTTCGCGGTCTTCGGATTTTCTTTGTAACTCACAGGTTGTTCTCCTGCTGAATCTGGTTGAGGAGCTGGACGATGACCGTCTCTCCAAGAGCTGTGGCGCGGTCCTTCAAGGATGCGAGGGTTCCGTAGTTCAGAGGAATCCAGATGTCCGGTGTCGCACACTTCGTACAGGAGAAAACATGTCCGTAGGAGGTGTAGCGCACTTCTTGAAGCGGCATGCTGCATGACGTGCAGGATTCCGTCGATGTGATACAGCTCCGTCGATAGTCCTCCGCGTCAATCTCCGGGACAAAGGCACCTCCATCCGGAATGTTGAGGTACAGGTCGCCTTCGATCGTTGCGAGCTGCACTGTGGTCCCACCGTTTGCGTATTCTTGCCCTAACTTCATGATACCTCACAGGCTTTAGAGACGGAAGATTCTATTAATCGTCTTTAGAGCTTGTTCCTTCGCTTCTTCTTGTGAGCCAAATACCCGACCTTCTGGGTCTCTTCCAGACACAATAGGGTCTGAATGGACGGCATGGAGCAAGGCATATCTGTACTCCCATCTCTGACCTTCAGCAGGAGTCTGTGGGCGCACTCTGATAGAGATGCTCCCGTCGGCTAGATCGATAGGAAGATCGAGTAGAATCTCATCTCCTACCTTTGACCAGTATAGTTTGAAAGACCTGTAGCTAGACTCTGGAATGAATCGAGGATGCGTATCCCCTTCAAGAATCACCTCCACCCCGTTCTTTCTTACTGTTTGGACTTCAGCTAGTGTATTCCTGTAGATTACCTTCTGCCCTTCTCGGAACCTGGAGAAGGAGATCCCTTCTATCGTTGGCATTTTACTCGTCTTTCTGTGATTTTGTCAGTAGGAGCTGACGGCTACCAGAGTCGTATGAGATCTCGAAGTCCCGAAACCGCACGTCGCTCTTCACTGTCTGTCCGTCGGAAGCCGCAAGCTGGAGCTTCGGAATCTTGAAGATCACAGCCGCGAAGCCTTCGTCCAGGAAGTCCATGAGAGTCTTCAATTCGAGCAGAGCCTCAACATACTCCTCTTGGGTACTGCATGTCAGGTCTGCTTTGAGATGTGGAGTTGAGATCTTCATTTAGTCTATCCGGTGATGACGTTCATCCGCTGCATTAGAGTTGAGCGACTCTTGGTCCTCCAGAGCCTGCTCGGAGAGGTCACGGTATTCTTGTAGAATCTTCCGGAGCACGGTGATGGAGTCCTCGAACATATTGTCTTTGTTGAAGATACCCTCATCTAAGAGGAGCTGCATGACGTCAAAGCCCTTGCACGCGATGGATTGGAAACAGTTTTCGCGCATGCCTTTATTCGGAGGTCTCTTCTGATAGCCAGACCAGACCAGCATCCTCTCGTAGGTGTCTGGAGCGATACCCTGAAATCTGTCATAGTAGCCGATGTTACCGTTGCCGTCAGTGTCTGGGTATTCTCCCTGGCAGTAATAGTCGTGGACCTGGAAAGGATTTGTCCCCCTGAAGTGAAGGCTTGAGGTCATAGGAACTTCCCTGTAGACCACGCGCTTGTGGTACTGGCAGTAGTCTCCTCTCTCTTCCGAGAGCTTGTCCTTAATGAGGTCAAGGACTTTCTGGTGTCCATCTCCTACGACGACAGTCAACACCTCTGTCATATCGTCCAGTTTTGGCTTGTTCTCCAAGAGGCGACAGGCGAGACCGACTACCCACTTGTAATACAACTGCTTGACGCCCCAAGAACGAAGATCCCGGTGACCAAAGGTGTAGATACTCAGGAGGTCTATGGAGATTCCGGTCTTCTCCTCCAGCCATGCTTGGATATGAGCTGCATCCTCTTCTGGACGAGTAGTGAAAATGGCGACTTCGATGTCCTCATTCTCTGAGTGATTCTTGAAGCCGTTGAGAAGAGCAGGAACCCCTCTCTCAGCCGTGAAATCATCATCGAGGATAGAGGTCCCCAGAAAGGCACCATCGAACTCAAACAGCGCAAGCTTCGTGGCTTCGGTCATTTGTTCTCTCCGTCCTCCTACTTTGACTAGATTTCAGCGCTGCTGGTACGTTCGGGGTGCTTGGAAGAGTCCGATGTGCAATGCGTTGGGGAATTCCTCAACGAGTTCCATGACTCCGTCATACTTGTAGATGGTGTCATATATGATACAGTCGGCGCATCCCAGCAGCGTCAAGTCCATATTGTCGAAATTGTCGAAACTCTTGTTGGTAGGGGATACCTGCACATGAATACCTCGGTCCAATGCCTTGAGGTCTACATCAGGCAAAGCAGCGCAGCGACGAATGACCTCGTCACGCGTCTCTTCGCTGGAGATGAAGGCGGCACGCTTCTTAGGATTCTCCTGAAGGAAGTGCATGAACATCCGGCATGCCAGGAGGGTTTTTCCTGACATCGTTGGTCCTTCGATAATCGTCAGCTCCCCGGTAGGGCACTCCGTAATGAATTCAGGCTGGACGTCTTTGATATCTCTCATCGTGGTCTCCTTCTAGACTTTGACTAGATTTGTGATGGAGCGTGAAGATGCGAGGTTAGTTTAGTATGAAGCCATGGCTATTGAACGAATCAACGTTATCATATCGAATCGTCTCAACTATCCTCTCGCTGTTGGGGATGGTATTCTTATCAAGGCGCACGGAACAGAGACGGTCAGTTATTTCCGTTTCCAAGAGAATCCGGACCTTTGTACAGGGCTCTCCGGTCTCGTAGCCAGAGGTCATGCGAATGTTGTAGTCGATGGGGTCCTCCAAACAGCCGCTGAAGTCGCCCTATTCTGGAAGTATCCAACAGGTGGTGGAGGAGCCATTACCGTCCAGGATGAAGGCGTGGATGTCCTCACAGACGTGGAAATCCTCAACTTCATTGGTGCCGATGTCTTGGCGCGCGATGACGGAGTTCCGACCTCCGTGAGCATATACATCCCACCTCCGACCTTCGTCAGTCACTACAATACCACAGATGGTAGCAATAACGCAACCGTAGCGAACATCGTCACAGCAAACAGACACGTCGCGGCTCCGGGAGCTTTCTTGATTGGCGGTTGGGTTGCTGGGACTGTTCATCCTACTACAAGAGCAACCTCGCTCCCGACGGACTCAAACGGACAAAACTGCTCCTTCGAGGATGAGACCTCGACGATCTCCGTCGCTATCGCTGGAGACGATGACAACTTCGGCGCTCCCATCTCGCTCCACAACACCGTGGCACTGACTACGGCAAACACGCCCTTCGACCAGACCGTCAACAACATCCGTATCCGGGTGGATGACGGTGGTGGTCCGATGACCGCAGACGCCTCGAAGTTCAAGGCGAGAATACGAGTAGACGTCAACATCGACGCGATCATCCCGAACTCAGGGCGCTTTTCCGTGCGAGTCATCCACAACACAGGACCAGGCTACATTTTCCAGCAAGGTCCCATGTTCTACGACACGGAGTCCAACACAGCGGACCTGGATGGAACCACAACCATCGCTGAGACTGGTGGTCTCGTCGTCACGCGTCAGGTCTCTGGTGTCTACTACTACACCAATGGGTCTCAGTTCACCGTGGACATCGATGAGATCGACTTCCTCAACGGGGACAGCTATCCGCAGAACCAACAGATGTCCATCGACGGGAGTGACTTTGGTCTCCCCGCTCTAACGAACATCCACAGCACAGACTTCGGCGGCTGGACGAATGCGTGGGATGACGACGATGACACCTACAACAAAACAGATTGGGCTGTCACACCAAACTCGAACTTCTGTGTTGTAGACCCAGCAGCCGTTGTCACTCCAACCATCTATGACTGGGGTGTCGCGGACACCCAGAACAGTGCTGGAGCAGCCATCGCTGTCAACACCTACGTCCCCAACGCTACAAGAATCTACGATGACTTCCGTATCGAGGAAGCGGGAGCTGAGGCGGGCGCTGTACGTCTCCAGTCTGACCTCTTCACTCCATGGGACAACACGCAGAATATCAACGCCTTCGATGACAACCTTGGAATGCAGTACCAGTGCTCCAGGCTCATCTATCCACAGACGAACTTCAACGGATACTCCCCCAACGCAGGTATTCAACCAAACTACGCAGCGAGCGCTGGACAGAGGACCTGGTATCGTCGCTTCTGGCATACTGGCGTCTCACATCCGGTTGGGCGCTTCAGGTTGACGGACTACAACATCACCGAAGCCGACCTCGCAGCCAACAATGTCTTGCTTGACATCAGTCTGGACGGGATCGCCTGGTACTCCTGCAACGCGCTGTACTTGGGTGGTCCGCTAGCTCCTGGGGATCCTTGTAGGACGGACAAAGACGTCTATGGGCTCATCGGGAACGCCCCCGACCCGGAGAATGGACAGCTGGCGTTTTCCCTTGGAACTGGCGGGTTTACGGGTGCTGGTACCGGGGGTGGTTGGGGTATCTATATCCGACTTCAGTACGCCAACGGTCAGACAACAAAGTATGTCGGGAGCCTAGGAGAAATCACGTGGGTATAAGCTAAATGACTGAGACAACTGAAGAAATTTGGAAAGTTATTCCAGGATACTCTAATTACGAAGCTAGTTCCTGGGGGCGTATAAGACACCTTGGGAGAGGTAATCGAAAGACACGTATTCTGACTATATCTATAACTAAAGCTGGCTATATAAAGGCTACAGTATGGTCTCCAGAGGGGAGGCGCTACACAACCTCAGCACACCGACTCGTAGCCCTTGCATTTCTAGATAATCCAGAAGGAAAATCAACAGTTAACCATAAAAATGGATGTAAAGTAGACAATAGACTAGAAAATCTTGAATGGACGACCATGAAAGAGAATATAAGACATGCTTGGATGACAGGACTCAGTAAAGCACATCCGCAGTCCGAATATCAGAAAAAACGTCTTGCGGAAGTGCATATTGGAAGTAAAAGGTCGCCTGATACCTGTAAACGTATATCAGAGAGTAAAAAAGGCCACATACCTTCTGAAGAGAAAAAAAGAAAAACGGCAGCTACTATGAAAGGGAAGCATGCTGGTAGTAAAAATCCTAGCGCTAAACTCAACGAGACCATGGTAGCAGAAATCAAAAGTCTCCTTACGCAAGGGAGACACAAAGATACAATTGCACAATTATATTCGGTGTCTTGGCAGACAATTCACAATATATCTACAGGGAAGTCTTGGAAAAACGTATTGACACCGGAGACATCAAATGAAATTTGAGCTAAAAGAAAACCAAGTTCCTCGTGGCTATAGGCTCATCATGTATCCAGAAGGGCTCCCCTCGACAGGATATCTCCTAACGAGACAACATCTCTATGCGATATATGTTGAGCTTCGGGATATGTTTCAGGACGGTCCCCCGGAAGAAGAAGACGAAGAACCTCTTGGTCTCTCCATAGGTGAGTAACAGCAATGGCTGATCCAGATATCACCACTAGGAATACTCGTGTAACAGGGTTTTTCCATGCTCTCTCGAAGGTCTTCACAGAGGACACTCAGCGGGTATGGTCCTCCCTGTACAAATCTTCCCACACCGTCAGAGGCTCTGAGGTCTGGGTAGACCCCGTCAACTACGCCGTCAACGCGGCGGCTGCTGACGCGGAGGCTGCGGCGAATCCCGCAGTCACGAAGTATACGGTTGCCGATCTCACAGAGATTCCTGGAAGCAACCAGCAAGCCTGGTATCTGGACGTCGCGGGTACATTCATCCGTCCGTGGATTGCTCCTACGGACATCCCGAACTCCATCACGAACGACCCAAGCTACGGCTATCAGATCTCCCTTTGGCAGGGAGATGGAGTCACTCTCATCACCCCGACTGAGGGTTCATGGGAAATCGACTACTACGCCGGAATTATTAGATTTTTCCCGACGTTCACTCCTGCGGATCTTGGCTGGGGGGCTATCAAAGCCACTCTCTACGTCTACACAGGTGCCTACGGTGCTGGGAGTTCGACCTCTCCTATTCGGTTCGACGTCCCTCAAGTTGCACATGGCTTCTCGAATCTTCAAGTAGTCTACAACGATGGTGGAACATGGCAGCTAGCTCAAGCGGATGCTGAAGCCACCCTCGGTACCCACATGGTGGTGGGCGTCATCGACGTCGACAACTTCACGGTGCAGCAGATCGGTAAGGCTGCTATCGCCGCCCACGGTCTGACGCCTGGGAGCATCTACTATCTGTCGGATACGGTAGCTGGTGCACTTACAGCCACACGACCAACGGCTTCTGGGTCATACGAGGAGCCTATTCTTGTAGTCCAGGATGTAGATGTTGTCTATCTCCTGGACTGGAGAGCGGTACCGGCTGGAGCACTCCCCTATCCCTATCAAGCTGTAGAGGAGCCCACCGGCTTTCCTGTCCTTGCTGCTACAGGGGAAGTGAACCATACAGATTCTGCGATCTCCTTCGTAGATGCAGCACCCAGAGAATTCACCATCGCTCCTACAGGTATGGACTACAGCATCTACCAAAGTGGTCAGGAGTATGTGCTCAATGCCGCCGACAGCCTCACAATTCCGGATGCTGAAGGTTTCCATTTCATCTATTTTGACGCGGGAGTTCTGACACAGACACAGGTCTTTGATCCCTCTATCATTTACAACAAAGTCTATGTAGCTGCTGTCTATTGGGATGCCACAAACAGCAAATCCATCTACTTCGGCAATGAACGCCATGGATGTAAGATGGATTCCCATACCCATGCTCGACTTCATCAGCATGACGGTACCGTATTCATCTCTGGCTTGGCCCTCAACAGTTTGGACCCGGATCAATCAGGGGCTCTCAATGCGCATGCTCGCTTCGGAGTAGAAGCCGGATACATCAGAGATGAAGACCTCCTCGTCTCCGAACTGGCAATTGCTTCTGCTATCGGCCTTCCTGTCTACTACAAGAATGGTGCTGCGGGGCTCCCCCGTACCCAAACCAACGCAGGCTTCTCGGTCCTGACAACAGGTACAGGGCGCTTAGCTTGGAATGAGTTCACAGGAGCCGTCTGGCAGATTTCAGAGGTTCCTGACACGGAGTATGTTCTGTGTCACGTTCTCTCAACCAATGATCCTGGACGCCAAGCTGTCGCCTACATGGGTATCGATACCTATACAAGCGCGGCGGATGCCAGAGTAGGAGCTGAAACTGAGATTAGTACCCTTCTGATCTCAGGCATGCCCTTCCAGGAGTTCATCCCTATTGCCTCTGTCATCTTCCAGACAGACGATACCTACGGGAATGCTGTCAAAGCCAGAGTCGTAAGAACCGATGAAGGCGACGACTACATCGATTGGCGCTATGCCAAGATCAGCCCCACAAGAATCAATCTCACCTCCCACGCTAACCTGTCTGACCTCACCTTCCAGACAGCGAACCACACAGGCTTCCAGAAAGAGACCTATGTCTCGGCAGCCGCCGACCCAACGGTCAACAACGACTCTGTAGACACAGCGGGTATCGGTGTCGAGTTCCGTGAAGGTGACTTCTGGCAGAACAGCACGACGAAAGCTCTCTTCAAGTGTGACGACGCCACGCCAGGAGCTGCGGTTTGGACTCCCTCTGGTGGGGGAACCATCACCGTCCAAGACGAAGGCGTCAACGTCCTGACCAATGTCAGCGTCATGAACTTCATCGGTACTGATGTCATCGCTCTCGACTCCGGAACACCGGGACAGGTCAACGTCTACATCCCAGCCATCACCTTTGTCTCCGACTTCAACACAACGAATGGAAATAATAACTGCGTCGTGACACCAGCCATTACAGCAAGCCGTATGATCTCTAATCCAGGGACGTTCGGTATAGGAGACTGGGTACCAGGCACTGCACACCCAAGTACCTACTACAAATCTTGGGCGTTCGATACGGTCAACAACTGTTCCTTCGAGGATGAGACTACTACGATAGATGTACTTGTAGCAGGGGCAGATGACAACTTCGGGGCTCCTATAGCACAGCACAGTACGGTTGCTTTGACAACTTTGAACACACCATTTGACCAAACCGTCAATAATATCCGCATCCGTGTCGATGATACGGGTGGGGCAATGACTGGGGACTACGGGAAGTTCAAGGCGCGTATTCGAGTAAATGTTGCCCAAGACCTCATTCTTGGTGATTCTGGTAGGTTCTCAGTCCGAATTGTACATAACAACCCAGGAGCTGTGACCTTCCAACAAGGTCCAGTATTCTATGATGGGCAGCAATCAAATGCCCCAGCACAAGATCCCTACATAGGGGATAGCGTCACGGTAGGCGAGACTCTCGGTTTCGTCATTACACGTTTCCTCTCTGGAGTAGAATATTACGATCTTGGAAGCCAATTCACCATTGATATTGGTGATATAGACTGGCTCAACAGCGATAGTTGGCCTATCACGAACGTTTTACGTCTTCTTGGACCGGAATATGGGCTCCCTGATGTTCTCGTTCCCCAAGCTGACCCCAGACTGGTCGCGGGTGGCTGGACGACGGATTGGAACTCCGTCAACAATACCTTCCAAGAGGATGCTTGGGCTATCACTGCGTTGAGCTACTACTATCTTGGAACCACAGCGAACGTAGAAGCACGCACATTGGACACCTGGATTGCTGGAGCTGCCTCCTCCGATGTCTCTCCAGATGCCTCTGTAGCCATTGAGACACACATCACAGCCGCTACAAGACTCTTCGAGGACTTCTACACGGAAGCTTGGAGATGCGCTCTGACGGGGAACTTTGACCTGCCCGCGCAGCGAGGATGGGTCTCCAACGTGGACATCGCTGCTGGTGATGCCTGCTACTGGAATGGACGCGGCGGACGTCGCCCATTCGACTACACTCCCTACAGTCCGAATGCCGCTGGGCAGCCCAACTACGCAGCCAGCCAGAACCCCACAGTCTATCTCATCCGAGAATTCCAGCATGATGGGACGGCGTCAGCGAATGGAAGACTCAATATCTCAGGCTCTTATACGAGTCTTGAGCTGAAGTTGGCTAAGGCATGGGATGGTACTCCAACTGGAGGTACTGTTTGGGTCGATATGCTAGCGGCATATAATTTTGCGCAATGGAACTCCGGAAATCCTCTTTTGGGGACAGGATGTCAAACAGGTTCGGGTGCTGGGTATATTGACTGGACAATTGGTAACCTGAATATCCTAAACACTAACGATACCCTATACATACGAGTAGGTTTCTCTGGAGTTGAGGAGATAACGAATTTCAATATCTCCTTTGTATAGGGTTGTAGAGGTTTCTCATGAAGGTGTACGACGAAGAAATTCAGGTGAAGACAAAAAAAGATGGCACCTTCACCATTTCTGTGAGACTCAGTGACGAGATTCTTGTAGTGAAGACTGTAAGTAAAAGTGCCATGCAGCAATTAAAGCACAAACTACAAGAATTGCTAAAGGAGTAAGTAGGTACTCTTATGGCGTTTAGTAACACAGAGAAGATCAATAATTCTGATAAGTTACCTCTTCAGATAGTTGGTACTGCAAATGACGTGCCGGGGACTCTTTGGTCTTATAATGAGGCACATGGTCTTTCTTTCATTACCGACCCAGCTAAAATATGGACAGAATTTTCTAATATTCCAGGAGCATCGACTCCAGCTATTGCCGATGCCAATGTTGCAGCAAATCCAACTCTTTTAGAAAAACGTAGTGTTCATTTGTCTCCTGAGCCGACTTCAAATAACAGGGCCTGGACTGCTAGAGAAGTATACGCAGATCTTAATACTCCGATATATGGAAGTTGGGTACAACCTTCTCTTATCCGCGATGGTGGTTCCCCTTCTCCAGGCTACTCCATCAGGCTATTCGATGGAGACCCTGGCGCTGGAGGTACTGAACTTCCTACTACGTACCTCTCTGGCGCTGGAGGAGCGCCTTCCTGGCAGTGGAACTACTCCATGGGTGTTCTGGTCGTCTCGACCGACCAGAGCGCTGCCTACGCGGCTTTAGACCTCTGGGTTGAGGGCTACCGTTACATTGGTCCTACCGGGGGTGGTGGGGCGGTCACGAGCACGCTCTACCTGTATGCCTTCACGAACCAGACGGCTATCACGGTCCCGCACAACCTGAACTCACGGCGCGTGCTGTTGAAGATTCGAGATGACGGGACGAATGACTTCGATATCACGGGGTTGGCCAACACCATTGTCTACACGGATGAGAACAACGTGGACATCACCTTCGCTAGTCCGACCTCTGGAGTGGTTGTTGTTGGCCTGTATGACAGCGATATCTTTGAGCAGGACCACGCGTCAGGATTGACGCACTCACACCAACACGCCTTCAACAAGAATCACCCGTGGTCGCTGTATGATACCACGAGCTTCGCTGACCTACGCTTCGCGCCGAACGCCTATCAGTTCTTGGACGCGGAGTACGACATTACGCCATGGATGGTGACGAAGGCTCCTGCTGCTGTATTGGTCTCAGGGATGCCGAAGAAGAAGGCGACGGTCTTTGACACGCCAGCTTCCACATGGGTCTTCAACCACAAGTTCGCGAGCAAGGATGTCTTCGTGGTGATTCAGGACGCGGTGACGGGGATGGACCTCACCAACATGGCGAACACCATCCAATACAACGATGACGACGTGACGATCACTTGGGCTACTCCTCAAGCTGGTCGTTTGATAGTGGGTGTCTGATGGGACTTCTTGGAACTGGACCTGCTCTGCCAGAGAACTATTCTCCTAAGCGTGGGGATGTCTATATCGTTGGAGGAGACAGAGGCTACTACTGCCCAACAGACGGGCTGTGGGAAGCCTTCGGGTCGTACAGCACGGCTGCTTCAAGAATATACTACGACACCCTCATCTTTGGTACCCGCTACTATCCTTTGACGGAGGGTGCCGTTACAACAAAGAACAGGTCTGCTGCTCCACGTGTTGTAGACGACTGGAGTCAGTTTGAGGACTGTCGCTGGCTCATCACAAACTACACCACACATGAGACCTTCGAGGAGTTCTTTCCGACCATCACTGATATGGTGGATTGGATCAACGCGAACATCCCTCATGGTGGTTCTCCGGACACTTTCGATGAGTTCGATGTCAAGCCCTTTGACGTGACAGACGGGGATGTCCCTGTCATAGAGCGTATGTACGGCTACAACAATGCCTACGCAGGCATGAAGGGTGGGCACTACAAGGCTTCCTTTCCGAACCACATGGGCAATGGTGGGAACTACCAGAATGTCTTCAACGCCATTTGGGGACACTTCTTCCCAACGTTGGCCCCCTTCTTCGGACCTGCTGATTTCAACACAGAGGCGCGTGGTCGAAACGCCTGCTGGTGCCCCCGTAATTACACGAAAATGTACGCAATGCCGAAGCGTGGCGAGCTTGTTATCATCGGGAGCACTCCTTCTGGGGCTTCCTTCAGACAGTCTGCGAATGAGAATTGGGAAGGCTTCACTAATGTCAATGCTGCGGACGGCTATCTTAACATTCTCGACAGAGCAGCCGTTCTCGTCTCTCCTGGTGGGACAACTTGGAATATTGTCAATAACTTCGGGAATACAGGGTTGAAGTCTATCAACAGATGGATGTTGGATCCAACAGAAAACAACTCAGGTCTGATTGCCTACTCTCTTCGTGGGGACGGAGGAGGACCGGGGGACAGACAGCTAGCTGTCTATATTAAGCCCCTCGGTATCGACACCATACGTCTTCCATACTTTGACAACACAAAGTACGACATGGAAGTGACCTATTCGCTCAAGCAGGAGGTACAGCCTTCCTACTTCCGGAAGATCGCTTGGCCGGAATTTCTCAATGTGCATCCGTCCTCTGGGCTCCAGCTTCGGAAGTCCAATTGGTTCCCTGGAGCCTTGTCTCGCTACGCAAACATGGTACACCAGAATCATCATAACCGGATGAAGATATATTTCCGGTTACGTGATAAAGTAACTAAACGTGTGGGACATTTGTCTCCTGCACATATTGAGTTGAGACTGAATGAAACGAACGCTCCGACGAAGTTCATGGTTCGACAGGACCGGTTCTCATGAGGAGCTTTGAAAAATGTGGGTGAGCGTAACTAAGGTCTCACCGGGGATAGGGTGAGCGTAACTAAGGTCTCACCGGGGAAAGGGTGGGCGTAACTAAGGTCCCACCGGCTCCTTGTCGCAAGATGAGGGGCCAATCAACAACAAGCGGCTTCGAGCCGAGGACATAGAGGACATGGGCATTCAAATCACTAAGACGCATGACCGCTACGGCATTGACCTCGAATACTGGAAGGTTGGAGAGGTCAAGATTGATTGGCACGTACAGACCTGTAAGGTCCGTCTGATGGGCTTTGTGAACAAGGAACAGAGAGATGCTGGGAAAGATGCTCTGATGGAGCAGCCTTTTGACTTCTCTGGAGCAGCCTTCGTTTTCAGCCATGACATTGGGATTGTCGACCAAGTCTATGCCCGAATCAAGCTCAACACGGCTTGGGAAGCTGCGATCGACGTTCTGGAGAGTTAAGGTCTCAAATTCCTTGTTATATAAGACCAGCGGTTAAAGAATGAAACAGCCCTACGGATCAACTCTTCCAGTAGCCCCAACTGTGGGAGATGTTGTCTATTTGGACGATGGCTCCATCCACTTCTGTTTCGCGGATGGTGTGTGGACCGCTGTAGGGTCGGCGGGGACGGCAGGTGGTGGAACCTTCCAGTATGGTACGTTTGGCTTCGCCATCGCAAATGAGACTGGTCTTGCCAGGAGCAACTTCCCAGAATGGGTTCGTTACAAAGCCGCTGACATCTTCGGGAACGAAGCCCTGTACTACCGCTGTCAATGGGACATCATGGAAGTCGATGACGGCGGTACCATCTACAATGTGTGGGAAGGTCAGACGTTTGCGGATACGGCAGCCCTCTATGCTTTTGTCTCTGCTAACTTCCCCGCTGGCTCCAGTCCAGGAACACCAGGAAACCACGCAGTAGCGAAAGTCTACGATGTCATTGACCCTACAGTCCCAAAGATAGATAAGATCTGGGGTATCAACTCCTTCTACTCCATGCTCAAAGGACGAAGCTCCTACAGGAACCCTAAATATTGTATCAACGGAACCCCTAACTGGAGTGATTTCAGCAATTGGTTCGAGGACCTCTGTGACCAGAACATAGGTTTTGGTACTGGTCATACCTACGTAGCAAATGATGAACGCGCGCTTTGGTTCAGCAGGACAGATAAAAAACTGTATGGCCTTCCAACTCCTGGATATAGTTGCAATTTAGGGACAAATGGGAGTCGCTGGGTGTGGAATAATGGAGCAGTTGACTTCATTACACTTCCTGCTGTCAGGAGCTACCACAATAATCCATCATCCGGAGAACAACGCCTATACTGTGCTCTGATCCTTCCAGGAGCAACAAATTGGGAATGGTTTACTCCGGGAGACACTACTCCTCTTATCCAGTCAGTGGCTAGTGATAACAGATCCTTCATTGTTCTCTATCAACTAGAAGATGGGTCTGATGCAAATAACAGGTCCATTCATGTCAAACCATATGGGGTAGATCGGCTGGGGTTGAACTGGTTTGACTCCTCTACCTATGACCTCTTCGCGATGTACACACGGAAAAATCAGACCCCAATTCAGAGGGAAATTACAAGTCTAGGACTGAGCAGCGCGGTAAAAGACCTCCAATGGGTCGAATACGGCGCTTGGATACCTCCTGAATGGGGAGCTTCCCGCGCTAGGCTTTCTCTGAATATGGTAGGACATCAGCCCTACACAACACAGTTTTTCTTGAGGCACAATACAACGAACGTCGTATCTCCTGTATCTAAGGCGAGGGTAGTCCGAACACAACGTCATCGGGATGCTCCGTTCAAGTACGAGGTTCGTCGATAATAGTTTGTGATAGCATGTTTGGTTGTAATCATGCTACATATGTCCTGTTTGGTTAGAATCAGGACCAACTTGGCCTGTTTGGTTAGAATCAGGCCCCATAAAACAAAAGGGAGACCTCTTGAGGAGGTCACATCAAGATGCGAGGTAGGGGCATCTTGTAAGGACAGTAGTGGTACGAATCAATGAAACAGCCTTACGGTAGCACACTTCCAGTAGGACCGACAGCGGGGGACGTAGCCTTCCTAACAGACGGCACGATCCACTTTTGCTATCTAGATGGGGTGTGGACTGCTGTAGGTGGAGGAAGCGGATCGGCACAGCTCCAACAGCAGTATGACCAGCTCATTCTAACGAAAGCTGGAGATACGTCCACTCTTCAAAGCAACTTCTTGTCCATTACTCAGCGGAAGTCTCCTCACATTCGGTCCTACACTTTCTACTCACAGTGCCGGTGGGACATCTTCGAGTTCGACAGTGGTGCTTCCTTGGTCAACTCTTGGTCTGGTATGCAGTTCTCCTCCATCGGGGATGCGTATACGTTTCTCGCAGCGAACGCCGTGACAGGTGGTGGTGTCTACACGAACAACATCGTAGCTCGTATTTACGACGTCATTGACTCCGCGAGCCCGCGTATCACTAAGATCTACGGAATGAACACTTTCTATTCCAATCTTCGGGGACGTCGTAACTACAAGACGGGATATGTTGTAGCTTGCGAGAATACGGCTACAAATTGGGCTGGTCTCCCCGCGTGGTTTGAAGACCTCTGTAATCAGGGGATGGGGTTGCCAGCAGGGTATACCTGGAATGCAGCGGATAACGCGGAGCGTGTCCTGTGGTTCGCTCGAAATGACGGTGGACGAAAACGCTACGGTCTACCGAAGACTGGATTCTCATCAAACATCGGTGGAAACAATGGACGCAGGGAATGGGATTGGGGAACCTCCTCTTGGATTAATACCCCTGTACCGAATACCTACGTCAACAGTGGCGGGAAGCTTGCGATCTGGTGTGCACTGAGTAAGACAGCATACGACACCTCTTGGGATTTCTTTGATTCCCCCTCAGCTCTCATGCGCCAGTTCGGTCCGAACTATTCGGTCCTCCGTCTCTATCGCCTGGAGAGACAAGGAAGCGGCTACAATGCCCTCTTGGTCAAGCCCATGGGGGTCGACCGCTTAGGTTTGAGCTGGTTCGATGTCAGCTCCTATGACCTCGTAGCGGCGTATACGAAAAAAGACAAGACGATCCAGATTAGGACAATCAATCTTGGAGGAGCAGGAACTACCTACGAAGAGAGGTGGAACGACCTGATTTGGGTGGAGATTAGCGCCTGTTGGCCTCAGCAATGGCAGGGGACAGTCTTGCTCAACTACAGTGCGACCTACCAGCTTCCTCGTATCCGCTTCTTCTTGCGAGACAAGACAACAGGACTCATCAGTCCTCTCTCCGATATGCGCGTCCAGTTTTCCATGGGAATGCAGGGAGCGCCTATCAAGATTGAGGTCCAATGAGTCTTAAGGAATATTGGCAGGCCCATATTGAGTCCTGCCAGAGCATGGCAGGCCCATATTGAGTCCTGCCAGAGTACGGCAGGCCCATATTGAGTCCTGCCAGAGTAAAATCCTTGTAGAAATGCAGGGTTAGTATAAAGTAGCGATGACGAATCTCAAACGCATACCGCTCGGAGAAGGTCAAGTAATTCTGAACTCAAGTAGCATTTCGTCTTGGGTTTCGCAGCTTACTAACTTCGATCTATGGCATGGGCGCGACTGGTCTACATGGACCAATATGTATCGATACTGTTGGTGGGACCTGAAGATCAGAAACTACAGGTTCCCGCAGCCCATCCGTGTAACCTCGCCAGAGGAGCTGGTTCGGTCTGTCGCTAGACCCTATCTGTTCGACGAAGGAGGAGGAAACTTCTCTGGAAGCATCTCCTTCAAACTGTCTCTTGAAGTAGACGAAGATGATATGTTTCCGCAGCTTCGGGTTTGTCGGAACTCGCTTGTCGCTTCGGCTAGAGGACGACACCGCTACAACAGACATAGTTCCATCTCTTCTGGTATATCCGGAGCTTTCAACTCTCCCAGCTATTACCTGAACTTCTGGGGTCAGACAGGACAGTTATTTGTCCAGCACTACACATCAGTACTCCCCGCGACAAACAACGATGGGGTCGTGTGGTGGCCTCTCAATATCGAGACCAAAGAGAATTGGATTAAGATAGGGAATCCTGTAGAGCTACTTGGTCCTAATAGAACAGCCTGTTGGGACACGGTCGGGTTAGCATATACTACACCGGCTCCAGGTGGGTCATGGACAGCCCAGCAACCCTTCCTCTGGACGGAATCCTACAAAAATCAACTCCTGGTAACAGAAAATATCGCCGGACCCGCGCAGAATCTCAGGGCGCTGGATGGACCAACTGCTCTGGTCTATCCTCTTACGCAGGGTACAAACGTCGCCTTCTTGGTCCATGCGCACAGCTTTGATAGCTTTGTGACAGATTACATCGACTCGGATCATCAGCTCGTCATGAAGGTTAAGTATCGTGGAAACAAGCACTCTTACTACACCACACTGACTTCTATCTCAGACGACGACGACTTCCTTGGGAACAAGAAGTCGCAGTTCAGTTTTTTCCCAGTTGGTGGTGGTTCCCCACTCTACAAGAGTCCGAAGAAGTCGACTATCGACTCAAATAATACACCGACGAAGATTCAAATCTGTCGTCGGAACATACATACCGCAGTTCATTCTCCCTGGGTGACGTTGGCTACATTGAAGCGTAGGCTACCAAACGCTCCTATGCGCCTAGACCCTACATTCAGGAGACAGTAATTCTAACAGAGGGAGAGCCAGGTAGCAGTGCTCTTCCTCCGGGAGTTGCCAGGTAGCAGTGCACTTCCATTGGGAGAGCCAGGTAGCAGTGCTCTTCTACTCAAGAGATGTCGCTTCGGCGACTTGATATAGGAGCTTGGACATGGCAGTTCGGATCGGTGGTGGGCTAAAGGTAGTGACTCTTGAAGGCACGCCCCACAACAAAGCCAGTGGAACCTTGAACCCAAGCGGGACGGGTCGTGGTGGGGCTCAGGTTGTGTCTGGAGACGGCTCCAGCACTCTTCTAGAGCTACTTCAGGGCAGTGGGGTCCTCGCTGAGCTTTCTGGATTGACTCTCGCTGGAAACCCGGAAGAAGCTGGGCTCGCCTTCGTCCCACAAGCTGGAACTAATGTAGAGATCTACATCGGGGTTCGTGTAGAATGCACAGAAGCCCAAGAGTAGCTTGACCCATGAAACAGACCTTATGCAGCGTTCTACCTGCTACACCAACTGTCGGGGATGTTGTCTACCGAGATGACGGGACCTTCTATTGTTGTTTTGCTGACGGCGTCTGGACCCAAGTTGGAGGAGCGACCCCTAAGGTCTATAGTACCACAGAACAGCTCACAAATGCCACTTGGGTCAATGGAGACCCTATTTACAGGAAAGTCATTGACCTCGGAGGTCTCCCCACAGTCCCAGGGTCCAATACTCCACACGGGATTGTCGGACTCAGATTGGTTACAGATATGTGGGGTGTCGCGACGGATACAGGTCCTGGCCCTTATAGTTCTATCCAACTTGGCCATGCGAACTCCGTTCTTTTCCTCGTTATCCGTCTGACAGTAGACCAGACAAACATCAATATTCTTGTTGGTGATGATTGGACGGCTTACGACTCAGCATACGTCGTTTTGGAATACACCAGAGACCCATGAAAAGCGCTGTTTGTACCATACTCCCAGCCACGCCAACACGGGGCGATGTTTGCTATCGGTCTTCAGATGGAAGTTTTCACATCTGTGTGGTAGATGGTACTTGGAGTTCATTCAACACGTTCAAAGAATATGAACTCTTTGAGGTATCAACACGAGGCGTATGGATCAATGGAGACCCTATTTATAGGAAGGTAGTAGATTGTAGCCCATTAGGGCCGGGTCCTGGTAAAAGCGTTCCACACAATATCATCGGTATCCGTCAGATCGTGAGACTGAAGGGCACAGCTACAGATACTACAGCTCCTCTGTTAAATCCCTTCATCGAACAAATAGGACAACAGGACAACTTCAGCAGCGCTGATACTCTTACTCTCTCTGTAGATGACACAAATGTCAATATAGGACATACAGGAGGACAGGGAGCCTTCGATACTGCCTACGTCATCGTCGAATATACGAGAGACCCCTAGAACAGAGTCGAGACAAGAGACGTCGCCTTCGATACTGCTACACAGATCATCCCGCAGAACAACCAGAAGACAGCCGTAGCAATCCACCAATGCACCTTCGAGAGGTCGCCAACGCTCTTGCGGTAGCGTTCCTGTACGGCTGAGCCTGTATTGACCACAGGAGCGCAGTAGAGAGCCATGAGCACCGTCTTGGTGTAGGGCTCCTCTACAACACCCCAACCCCTACCCCCATGGCTACAAGAATATCCCAGAGATAAGGCATGATGCTAATGAGAGTCTTGTCCTCGCCTTCCCAGGTCACTCTGCCCCAATAGAACTTCCCGTCAGCCTTGTTTGTGAGGATAGGGCTTGAAGGAGAGAAGCTCATACTTGTAGAACTTGGCCCCCAGAGCGTGCATGCTCTCATGGAGAACTGTCCACAGGAACCAGACGAAGGGGAGACAGACGAGGAAGAGCCACCAGATCATAGGGTGATCCCCAAGTGTCCAGGAATGATCCCTTCCTGCTCCAGGTAGTTCAGGATGAGACGGGGAACAGCTTC